CAAATCACACATCACAACCCGATAAACATCTATATGGTAGAGAATGTCCGACCCTTCTACTCTAAAAAGTATCTCAAGAACCAATGCTGCTCCTTCATTTGCGAAATGATTTTCTTTTGGGTTTTCTTCCACTTCCACCTCATAATCATTAATAGAGTGCACAATCTCAAAATGCTTTCCATACGGTGGAACAAACGGAACAAGCACTTCCTTCGTTCTTGCAAAACCTAAGTCTCTTAGTATTTTGTCAAGTTTTTCTTTCGTCATAGCTTCACCTCCTTCTTTAGTGTTTTCGGTTATGTTCTTAAGTTCTTCCATCTTCATGGCAAACACCTCCTTTGTTATATTTTCACAACGGGTAGATTTTTTAGCTCCTCTTCAGCCATTTCTCTTGCTTCTTCCCACAAAGCTTCCTCTTCATCTTCTCTGTAATAATCGCTTAACCGCTCTGCCCATTCTTCTGTTAGCCTCTCTAAAGCCCTTCTATAGGTTTCATATACGTTGTTATACCAAAACAGATTCTTCCTACCATACTCGTCAAAATACGGAGGAAACTCAATTTCACGACCGCCTACTGCATCAGGAACAAAAACCCTTTTCCCTTCCAGTTTTTCAGACAAGAAAACGCTTTTTCCTACTCCGGGCGGGATGCTCCAAAATTCCTCGTAATCCTCCTCATCTGTAAATTCTACGATGAGAAAGGTATGAACACGATTAGCCGCATCGATTGTGCTCCAGACCACTCTTAGGTTCCTCATAGCTTCTCCTCCTTCTTGGGTTAGCCGTTGCTTTTTCCTCATGGCTTCACCTCCTAAAGTTTTAATTTAATTTTATACAACTTTATAAAAGTCAAGAGGACATATTATCATATACCTGTGCTTCCAAATCCTTTATCACCTCTTAATGTCTCGCTTAATTCATCGGAAACAATAAGATTTGCTCTATATACTCTACTCAATACTGCTTGAGCAATTCTATCACCTCTTTGTATTGTGAATGGTGAATTGCTTAAGTTTATCAATATAATCTTTATTTCTCCTCTATAATCCCAATCTATTGTGCCTGGGCTATTTAGAATCGTTACTTTATAGTTTAATGCCAATCCGCTTCTAGGTCTAATTTGTAATTCATAACCTCTAGGCAATTCAATCATAATACCTGTTGGTATTAATCCTGTCTCAAATGGTGGTATTGTTATTCGATCTGCTATTGCAGCATACAGATCAAATCCGACAGCTCCATCTGACATATATCTTGGTATGGGTAATGTTCTAGCATGAGGTAATACCTTGATTTTAACATCAACGGGTTTGTTAAATAGTTTGTTTAGAACTGTGCTTACTATATTCATAGAATAAATTTTAGACTTGTTGAGCAAAAAAATATTGTTTATGATGATAACGATTAATCAATACTATCAAAATACTCGCTGAAAACGAAATTTATTCGTAGAGGGAGAGAAAATGGTGCTTATCCATCCTCCAGATTACTCAATAACAAGGTCTCCTCCAGACGGAGGAGAGATTTTGAAACTTCCTCTTGGAGTCTTAATGAGTATGTCTGATGCGTTTTCCAAAATGAAGAGGAGCATTTCCATAGGAGAAACTTTTCTCATTGAAAACCAGAAAATCATTGTTTTAGCCTCTACGGTAGAAACATATTTGGGTAAAAGAAAACGCACTAAGTATCTATCGTTCTCAAGTGTAATCATGCAACAGTCCTTATCATACTCATCTTTATAAGCAATGTAAAAGTTCGTGGAGTCATGTAAACTATACATCACAGCTTGAAAAATTAGAAGTTGTTTCAATGTGCACTTCTTTCCGTATGCTACCACCTCACATTTCTTAGCATCCTTATTCCTTCCTCTGAATTCAAACACTACCATAGCACCACCTCCTTTCTTTGTTTTAACCTTCTACTGAGTTATATATATTATGGGAAGAGAGAGGGAGAGCTAATGAAATATAATTTCGTTAGACACCAAATTCCATGTCCATTCACAAGTTTCTATTCTTATAATCTTCTGTTTTTGATTCAGAATTCTTTCATAATCATCGTTTAAATTGTTTACATCTACGACTAATAATTCACCATTCTCAAGGTGAATTTTTAGAAATCTGTCACTTGTTAACTTTTCCCTGTCCATATTAATAAATTTAGGTAGATTTTTATTCTGATCTTAAAATGATTTTTTTGTTATTGTTTTTTACTAAATAGATAACATGCGTAGTATGCTTAAAGTATATTTTACTCAACCTGTATAGCATAAAGATCTTTTAAGTTGCGATACATGCCCATATAATCCAAGCCATATAATACCGCAAAGTACTTCAGGGAATTTGCACTTAGATTTCTAGCAAATCTACTTGTAAACTAAAATCTCTTTGAGATCAATAACTTTAACACTATATGGTTGCATACTACAGAATCTATCATCAGCTTTATATGCAACATATATATACATATCATCAATAATGGTGTAATATAGAGGCATAAATGTATTTGCAATAACTAGCTTATCATTTTCTACATCATAAACTATTTCTACACTTGCTCTTGGATATTTTTTTACTGATTGCATAAACCAATTGTCAATGTTCTCGTAATCAATAGTCTCATATATATCAAGCAAAGCCTGACTATCAATCTTAATGTTTTTGTTTATTTGTTCTGCATTTGGTATTATTCCGTGATGTGCTACATAAAATCTATTGTTTGTGTAAATATTCGGTCCATTGTATGTATTTGTTTCTGTTTCTGGTATTGCTCTACTATGTAGTAATAACAACTTAGTTGGCATATGTAAATCAACTAATGTTTTGAATGTATCATAATCTTTGTTATGTATTAAGCTAACACTAAAATCATCATCAACAATCAATGCACTGTAATTATCTCTACCTTTTGTTGGCAATATATCAAGCATATAATCAACTAAATCAGGCTCCAAATAATTCTTGCTGTAGGATAAAACTATGTTACACATGGCTTGCTCCTAAAGTAAGTCCAAATTTCTCAAGTTTTTGTTCTAGTTTCTGTTTATCCTGTAATGCTATATCCAAGAGCATTTTAACATCTTCATAACTTACCGGTTGAGAATCAAAATCTATTTCAATAGCATAATCTATGTGATCTTTAACTTTGGCTCTTTTGAATGCTTCTATTCTAAATCTACATGAGTTACATACTCCACATGCTAAATTGTTAATAGGATAATAGCAAGATGTTGAATTTTTGAAATCTGCTCCAAGATATGTTCCAAGCTTTACCAATTCTGTTTTTGTGAATCTTATTGTTGGACTTATGAAGAAGATTGGTTGCTCATAGGGATAGTATGTAATAGCAAGAAACATTTCATTCAAATTCTCAAGAAATCTATCTGTGTTATCTGGGTATGCTCCCATTTCACTAATATTGAATGCAAATGATACTATGTTAATGTTTAATTTGCGAGCATATTGTGCTCCTATCAATGCAAACTGTAAATTCCTATATGGAACTAAATCTACAGGAGCCTCTCTGCCATCAGATACATCTACATTAATATCACTATTTCCATCTGTCAATTTTGAACCAAGTATTCTATCACTAATTTTATGTGTGATTAATTTTAATCCATTTGCAGAAGCAAATCTTTTTGTAGATTGTAATTCAGCTTCTAATGCTTTTTGTCCATAATCAATGAACAACAATATAGGTTCAATCTTGTAAATATGTTGTAATATGCTAACATTAACAACAGAATCTAATCCTGAACTGAATAGTACAATTGCTTTTTGGTTAGTTACGTTTGTCATAATGATAAATTTAGTTTACCTGCTAACAATGAGTTGTCAAAATAAATCCTCCCTCTTTTTTTGTTTGGTTTTCTGAGACTATGGACTATAAATTTAGCATAAGTGCAATCAAACTATATCATAATTGCAATAATGTAAAATGCAAACTAATGATATAGAACTGCAAAAGGAAACTTGAAGATTTCTTCTCTCTTTTTGTTTTGTTGAACATTCTATAAGTAAGTTTAGGCATAGTGAATAAAACTTTTACTACACTATAGCTAAACTATATAGTAAGTATATAGACGATACTTATTATGTATGATACATATATCTTTTTTCTATTGTTTTCTTTTTTTTTATTGTTTTCTTTTTTTCTATTGTATCTTTTTTTCTATTGAATCTTTTTTTTCTATTGTATCTTTTTTTCTGATAATCTATCTATTTCGTAATAACGTTATAGATAATATGTATACTGTACTGTTATTATTCCGTTCCGATATAGTAACAATATTTATAGCTTATTTATCCTCTATACGTTATGTATATAACATATTATACTAAATATATAATTTAGCATTGCATAACAAACAATGAAACAGAAAGACAAAACAATTAACAGATCAGATACAAAACGATACAATAGTTTCTATGCAATCAAATTTTACTTTTTTGTTCTTTGCAATAGAAATTAAACTATTGTGACTACAGATTATAAAGAAAAACTATTTTCTGTTTTTCGCAAACATATAATACTGTATTCTGTTATGCTATAGATCATAATCTGTTTACAGAGAAATATTTCTTTTTTTGTCTATTGCAATAGAATTCATTTTATTTCAATACAACTGTATTTGCAATCGTATTCACAGAATCTTTCTGTTAATAGATATTTAGAAACAGTATATCATATACATTTGAAATGTTTTCTGCAAACAAATATATTAGACTTACATCTATTGTTTGGAAGTTTTAATGCAATGCGATTCAAAAACAGTAGATAAGAAAGCAATAAGATTTAAGAAATGTATTGTGTACAAAAAAAGTGAAATATTCACTAAGTTCACTTTCTATAGTATGTGCTATCAAATGTATGTTGTAGCTATCATTTTATGTTTTCATACGAAAGTTTTGATAGTAGCATAAAAAAGATAAATAACATCATAATCTTTTTGGAGTCTGAAGGAAATAAAACAGAAAGCACAAATTTAAACAATAATGAAAACAGTTTGAAAAACAATGATTTAAGTTTAACGGATTTTAGTTTAAATGAACAAGAAAACAGTTTAGAAAACAATGATGATAGTTTAATAGATTTGGATGCAGAGTTAGATATAAATAAAGTTCAATCCAATATAGATGATATAAATGCTATCAATGTAAATGATATAGATGAACAACTATATAAAGAGATATTGCTCTCAAAAATAGATTATATTGTAACTCTGATACAGATATTACATAGGAAACTAATAAATGATCTAGAGAAAAAGTATGTGTTAAAATTCTTGCAAAAAGAATTAAGTAAAGTTGTAACTGCTATGAACAGCGAAACCAATATAAACAATGTTTATGAATATCTTGATGCTATCATTCAGAAATTGGAAGCATTTATTGCAGAGCAAATAACAAAAAAATCTAATAGTACTGGTTAGGTTTTATTTTTGTATACAATTTTAACTCCATCTAGTTTCTTTATATCTTCTGCGGTTAAATATTTGATGTTTTTGGCTTGCTTTCTATCAACACCAAGATAGATAGAACCGTTATTGAACTCTATTATTTTGTAGCGGTGTAATAAACGTTTTAGTTTACTTAGTTTTGCTACTAATTCTTTGTCCTGCTGTAAAGCTTTAATTTTTTGTTCTGTAGCAATAACATCAAATGATATATTGTTATTCTTTTTAGTGTTTGTTTCTGCATCCACTCTTGGTGTTTCTTCATTATTATTGTTAGCAGACTCTAGGTTCAATTGTACTTGTTTGTTTTCTGTATTACTCAATATGTAAGCAATTATACTTGGTAAAACAAGGTTAGCAAAAGGAACAAATATAGTTATTGCTACTGAGAGTAAAGAGATATCTGTCCATAGTTTTGTAGTTGCAGTCATAACTAAAAACCAAACAAATGCTCCAAATGATAAAGCAATAATCTTTAGAATTAATTTACGATAATAGATAGCTGCAAACGAAAAGTATGCTGCTAATAATTCTACACCTAACGCTAATGGTATTGTCTGTAACGTATGCACAGCAAAAGATTTAAAAACATAAACTAGATCTACAAATATGAACATGAGTATCAGTGTGTATATAGTTAAGCCAGAAATCATAAAGAATTTCTGCATTTTAGTTTAGCTGATAAAAACAAAAAATTATTTGTTAAATAAACTGCAATTGCTTCGATATTTACAAAACCTACATAGAGGGTTTTTTCTTGGTTCGTATTCTGATCTTAATACTTTATCTGTAAGCTTATTAATAGTCTCTAATACCTCCGTCTTATTTTTTTGTTCAGTATTATCCACTATCCTTACATCCATATCAGCAAATGATACATAGATAAAATATGATTTCTCTACATCAAATAGAGAGGTATAAATACTTAGTTGCCAATTATAATCATCGTAAATATATAGATTTGATAATGGTTTGCTAGTTGTTTTTAAATCAACAATTGCATTTGATAAAATAACATCTGGTGTTAACTTGAGTATGAATTTATCATTTTCAAACAGATAAACACTTTCAACATCTATTATTTTTTGATTTAAACTTAGTATGGCTTGAAATGCTTTCTTAGCTAAATATCCATACTCTATAGAGTCTTTAAATAACTTTTTATTCTCTACATTATTTGTTTCTTCTAATATCTCAGCTATCGTATTATCAATAACTTCAAGTAGTAATCGATTTGTGCTTCCGTTTAAACCAAATAGATATAATCTCAGTAAGAATTCAACTGCTCTATGAACAATAATTCCGTGAGCTAGAGCTATATTCCTGGGTAAGTCTAGTTTTTGTTCTTTCTGATCAATGATAAATAGTTTGAAATATAATGGACATCTCTTATATGTAACTAATGAGTTTGTTCTCCAAAATACCTTGTTATTTTCCAATATGCTAAATCCATTACTTTTTCTATCCAGTATTCTAGGGATATTCATAATCTCAAATTTAGCTGTTCTGTCTAAACATTCATAATCAAGTAATTTATACAACTAAACTAAAATTATAGTTATGGGTTTGCTTGTTGAGAAATACAGACCAGATTCACTCGAGCATATTGTACTCCCTTATTATGTAAAGGAGAAAATAAAACAAATGATTGATAGCAAGAATATACCAAATTTGCTTTTGTATGGTCCACCAGGAACAGGTAAAACAACCATAGCCAGAATAATAATCAAAAACATTCTAAACAATGAGAAGAATGCTCTAGTATTGAATGCTTCTGATGACAGAGGCATAGATGTTATACGTAACAAAATTACTCCTTTTATATCTGTTAAGCCTGCAAATGATAATTTTAGGATTGTATTCATGGAAGAAGTAGGTGCACCACAGGGTGGCTTAACAATGGCAGCACAATCAGCATTATTGAATATAATTGAAGATAAGCATACTTATGCTAGATTTATAATGACAACAAATTTTCCTGAAAGATTATTGCCATCCTTAAGATCTAGATTTGTTCAAATAAAAATAGAAGAAATGCAAAAAAATGATATGCTTGATAGATTGAGATATATATGCGAACAAGAACAAATACAATATGATGATCAACAATTAATGAGAATAATAAACACTACATATCCGAATATGAGAAATGCTCTACAACTATTAGAAGGATGTATTGTGCAGAGAGCAAATGTTAAGTTAATTGATGATAATCTGTTAACAAAAGCAATAGCTGAAATTTATAGTATTAATAGAATTGAACTCAGCAAACAATTCATAGTTGCATTATGGAAAAACAGAAAGAACTTCACAAAAGAAACAATCAAAACTTTACCATTTGTTATTGATAGAATTGAGGATATTCCTATTGAAACTGTTATGCAATTACTAGACAAGAAAGATGAACTTGAATTGATTGAGATGATGATAGATTTAAGAAAAAAGAATAAAGATGCTAGCTTGATAGATTTGATTGCTCAGATACTTAATAGTGAGTAGTTTTTTGTTTTATAGTTTACAAAAAAATCAAACTCCTTCGGGCCAGGGCTCAATGAATGTTAATGAATCTGGAGCAGGTAAATCATTTTTTACTGGTGGCATTTTCAATAATCTCTGTTTCTTTTTGTGTATGCTCTGAATCATCAAAAAAACTTTTACTTTAACAGAATATTTTTCAAAATTGATTCATTTCTCTTCGTGAAAGAATCTATCACATTACCATTGTAGAAATCCTTTAGATCATAAATTTTAGTTGTAAACATAAACTTATTGTAACTTTCTAGCAACTTATAACCTATCTCAAGATTATCCTCTGTGAATGATTTTAGTGATTTGAAGAACATGCTTTCTGATGGAACATTATAAATCATGTAGTAATAAATGTCTTTCAAAATGTCAATATCTGAACAGTGAAGAAATATAACTAATGGTGATAACTTTTGTAGAATAGCTATGTTTTCCAAAATACTATTGTTATCAATATCATCGTTCAATCTAAGTTTGAAATAATGAATGTTATAAACATTAACGGATACAATACTTCTATACATTACAAATGAATTAAATTTCATTGCATTTCTTGTAATTTTGGAATATGTCTCAATAAATTTTTTCTGTCTATCAATTATTGTTAAATTTTGTAACTCACATTCATTATATTTGGGTTCTATAAATACAATCTTTTTTGTATATTTCATAAGTTCATTGAATAGAAATGATTTACCAATTTTTGAAAGTCCGTCTATTATTATACGCATGGTCTAAAATTTAGAGCGGTTGAATAATTTGATATATTGTGATCTCAAAAGCATAAGTTCTTTATGCCTTATGTTCCAGGTGCGACAGGATTAAAGAAATCAATAACAGAACCAGACATAATACCTACAACAAATTTTGCATTTGCTGTAATAGAATTACCAAGATTAGTTCCAGATGTTAATAGAGATTTATTTAACTACATAACAAAATATGGTGGTGATAAAGATTTTGGTGTAAAATTAGCTGCTAGAACCATATCTATTTCAGACTGGATACCGAGATCTACTTATGCAAAGCAACAAGTGTATGGTGGTAGATATGCTATATCTGCTCCTAAGCATGAAGAGCCAGGAACCATAACCTTACAATTTCTGGAAACAAGAAAACCTTCTGCTAGAGATTTCTTCTTGCTTTGGAGAAAAACTTGGGATGACTTCTCAGGCAAAGCCATATACTATGATCCACCAAAAATGTCTGGTAGATTAACAGTCTATTACCTAATACCAGACCTATCTGCAATAGATTTGAAAATCATATTCTACAATGTTTACCCAGAATCAATATCGAATGATGCTATAGCAGGAGACGTATCTGCAACTGATTTATCTCAGTTCAGTGTATCGTTCAGATATGTAGCAGCAGTTCCTTGTTTTAATCCAAAGTGGGATCCGAAAGGATTATATTATCGTGATAAATTATTCCCTAGCGTCGCTAAATGTTAGTTTTTTATTTTTTGTAACAGCTGTTGGGAATATGTTTGATTGGCTAAAAAAAATCTTTATGAGAGACAAAACTAATGATTTTGTAGATGAGGATATAGATCAAGAATATGAATTGGAAATGGACATGTATGACAATTTTAAAAAACAAATTTGTATGGAGATAGTAGAAAATTATTGTATAGCTAATGCTTTGGCTCTATCACAATTTAATGATACAATAGTCGGTAATTTTGTAGATTTTGAATCATATGTATCAAACGAGATAGTAAGATTAACTCGTAACTTTAAAAATGTTATAAACGAGGAAACATACGATATTTTAATTGAATGTTTTGGAAGTGAAGCACTAGTTTTAGATCTCATATACACAAAACTTCTACATTACTACATGGTCTTTAGATTTGGAGTTGATTTAGAGTGAGCTACTCCCACTTCTTGCTTGAATTCTGCTAAAATCTATCTACAAATTCAAAATCGGATATAAACTTCTTCTTCGTATTTATTAGTATGTTAAACTTTATGTAATCATTTATCTGATCATGATAAATTATATTTTTTTCTCTTAAAGCCATGATCTCAGGTCTGTATTGATATATAGTGTATGAAGGTAAAGTGATAACCTCTTCATTGTTTAAGTCAAGGTATATTTGCATTTCTGTGAAAAGCATTTTGACTTGAGCTAACAAATAAATGTTTTATGCTTTGCAGCTTAACACTTTTATAAAGGAAAAAGTAGAAGAACCAAAATTTGATCCGCTAACAACTATTATTTTTGTTAAGGGTAAAGCATACACAAAAGATTTAATCTTTATTAATAGTTTGAATAAATTAGTAAGTAAAATTCCCATTGAGATAATTAATAGTAATAGCTACAGTTCTTATTTTGTTGCTTGGAAGTTAGCAAGTAACAACTTACCCTTCTATGTGTATGTTCTACCAGAAACAAGAACAAGCACAGTAGTCTACTACAAACTATCAATAAGTAATCAAACTATTGCATACTCAATAAGAACTTTACCAGCAGGTCTTAACATAAGAGCAAAGATATTATCATCTCAATTAAGATTGATTGATTACACAAATCACAGAGATATCACAGATGCATTTTTTATAGATAGGGAAAGTTTAAACAATATAAACATAAATGATTTGGATGATCAAGCTTTAACTTATACAATTGAGGTGATTCAGTTTGAAGATTTATTATATAACTTATACAGAACATTAACAACTGGTTATGATATTACATTTATAGTTTTACCTGAACAATTAGATGCAGAACAAATACCTATTATGGATGATTGGCTAAACAAACTATACTATGAATATAAGGAAGTTTACGGTTCTGGTTTTGTTGTTTATGCTTCGCATCATTATCCTGAAGTGAATCAGAAGGAATACCTATTTGCTTTACGCAGACTAGATAATGATTCTTTGACACATGAAGTCTTTCAATTTAATTACCTTCCTTACTTTAGAGATAAAGATATTTTATTGTCTTACATATACTATGCTCTGTTACTACAAGCAAGATTACAACAAAAAACTTTAACAGTTGATCATGCTGATTTTAAGTATTTAATTGATCCGAATACAAATACAACTCAGTTAATTGCTGAAGATGTATTAACAGATTATCTTTACACACACAAGCACAAATTTTATCAAGAATACTTCATAGCAGGAATATCTATTTTGAAGAAAATATTAAGAGTCTATTTATTAAGGGCTCTACATTCGCTTAGTATAAATAAGGTTTTGGATGCGCTTAATGCATTCGTAGATGATATAAATTTGTATCTGAAAGAAATTGTACAAGATTTTCAAATACTAAACATAGAACATGTGGAAGCACTTGGTTTAGTATACATTGAACTTTTGTTTACATTTAATATCTACAATAGAATAATTAGTGTTAAATTGTTTGTACATATTGATAGAGATAAACTAACAATTAGTGTTTAGCACTCAGTCTAAATTTTTGTTTATGTTTACAAAAACAGGTAGATTTGTAGAGAGAAAAATTATACCCACTCAAATTAAAGTATTGGATAGTATATTAGGAGGTGGAATAGAAGAAAGAGGAATAGTACTGATTGTAGGAACTCCAGGTGCAGGTAAGACACAATTATCTATTCAAATTGCATCACAATTTAAGAAGCAGGGTTATCAAATATTCTATTTGGACACAGAAATTGCTGTAACAGAAACAAGAGCTAAAGCATTTGGATTAGATTTGAATGATCTCATACAATATGCTCCAACTATAGAAGAATTGGATGAAGCAATTGAATCAGAATTATTGCCAAAATTACAAGATAAGAAAACTTTGTTAGTTATAGATAGCATATCAGCACTATCAACGAAACAAGAATTTAGTTCACTAACAGATAGTATAGCACTAGGTATAAAAGCAAATCTGTTAACCAGACTAATAAACAAACTGTTTAGATACAAAATTGACTATAATCTAACCGTTGTTATAACTGCTCACATGAAAGAGAACATAAGTTTAACTCCCTTTGGATCAACTGGATTACTAACAATAAAGGGAAAATACAGGATACCGGGTGGAGCTGCATTACTGTATGCAGCAAATCAAATGCTGTATCTAATAGCAAAAGAAACAAAAGAGTTAGCAGGTAATGTTCAAATAAGATTCGTCGAAGCTGGTATTATAAAGAACAGATTGTTTACTAGTGGGAAGAGTATAAAAATAGCATTCTCTGACAAATACGGGTTCTTTGATTTGCTATCATCATTACAATTTCTAGTTGATTATAATGTAATTGAATCAAAGCAAGGAAGATTAAAGTTTCCATTTACAGACAAAGGTTTATTAATAAAAGATGTTATAACTCTATACAAAAATGATACAAAGTTCAGAGAACAGCTTGATAATTTAATTAACACTAGTACATACGAGATATTAGTCAAACCATATATGTTTGAAGATAATGTTTCTGATAGTCAAACAGAAATGGACATACTTGCTAATATGCAGAATACTGAAGATGTATTATCAACAGAGGATATAGACACAAACAAAAAAACAAAAAAGAAAAATCATCAACTTGATGAATTGGATATAGATATCTAATTTTTTATGCAACCAGGCTAAATTTATTAAAATGAAAGAATTAGTTAAGACGGCAACTAAAATTGGAGCATTCTTTATTACGATTGATGATAATATTATGTATGCTTACAACAATGATTTTGTATTAGTCGGAGCAAATGATTTTCTACCCAACTGTTCAATTGTTAATTATGCTCCACTACAAATTCTTGAGAAAGATGCAATCAAAAACATTGCTGTAAATTATGGTTCAAATGAGTTAGTAATTGAAACAAATTTTGGAAAGTTTAAATTCACTGTAATGAAAAATGAAGATAAAAATGATTTGCTCAAGAAGATTATAAACCTATACACCAACAATATATACAACTATAGAATTGATACAGGTATTCTAAGCAAAGTCTATGAACTAACTTCTGTTATGAAAGGATTGAATGTAAACATTGAAAATGATAAAATAGTATGTTCAACGATTGATTTTGAATCAGAAATATATCTGGATGCAGAAACAAAATTAGAAGTTCCATTAAACACAATACTTGACTTTGATCCGGAGGTAATCGACATATATACAGATGATGAACATACAATATTGATTGGAAGATATGATAGCTACAGTTTATTTAGATTAGTTTAATTTTTTTTACAACCAATCTAAATTTATAAACATGGAAGTGTTTATATACGACAAGGAAGGAATTCTAAATTACGATTTGATTTCATCCATTATGAAAGAATTAATACCGGGATCTGTATCAATTGAAATTATGGTATTTAAAAATGATAACAATTATCTCGTACATTACAATTCAGATGTGATTAAATTACAAATAACTCCAAAATTGTTTTATGTTCCAGTGAAATTTATTCCAAATGAATTGGAAAAAGGGAATAAAATTGTTCAATTTTATATGCATGAAGTACATCCGAAGTGTATTTTGAAATTAAGAAAAATGAAGTTTTAACATTTTTTTGCACCTATGCTAAATTTATCACTATGGAAAAGTATTTAAGTCCAACAAAAATATTTAACGAATTTGGAGAAAGAAATATTGATGCCAGATGCATCATTGGCGGAAATACAACTAACATTATGGAATTGAATAATCTCAAATACAATTGGGCATATGATTTATACAGAACAATGGGATTTACAAACTTTTGGATACCTGAAGAAATATCTATGAATGATGACAAAAAACAATATGAGAAATCACTATCAGAAGCTGAGAAGCGAGCATATGAATTAGTGTTAAGCTTTCTAATTGCTTTAGATAGTTTTCAAGTTGTTAATTTGAAAGAATTCACAAGATATTTAACCGCTCCAGAATTGCATATGGCTATAACAGCACAGGAATTTCAGGAAGCACTACATTCATATTCCTATCAACTAATACTTGAAAGTGTTGTAGATCCTATCAAAGCAGATGAGATATACAACTACTGGAGACAAGATGAAATATTGAAGGAGCGTATAAAAGTCATAGCTGAAATTTATGATAACTTGAGATTCAATCCAAGTATTGAAAACTTTGTTAAGTCTACTATTGCAAACTACGTACTTGAGAGCTTATACTTTTATTCTGGTTTTGCATTCTTCTATACACTTGGTAGACAAGGCAAAATGTTAAACACAGTTCAACAAATAAAATACATAAACAGAGATGAGTTAACCCATGTTACATTGTTTCGCAATATAATACTTAGCCTAAAGGAGGAGCAACCGGATGTATTTAAAGAACTTGAGAAATGGATTGTTGAATACTTTAAATTTGCTACATATCATGAAATTAGATGGGGACAATATGTAACACAAAACAAAATATTGGGTATAAACAATGATTTGATTGAGAAGTACATAAAATATTTGGCTAACTTGAGGATAACTCAATTAGGTTTCAAGCCAATATATCACATAACAGAGAATCCATTACCTTGGATTGATCAATTTAGGACAATAAACAATACCAAAACAGATTTCTTCCAAAAGAAACCACAAACATACGCAAAACGAAACGAATTAAAATGGTAGTTTTTTTTACAATTATACTAAATTTTTTGTTATGCAAGATCAACATAAGGAGATATCAGCACACATATTATTTGGACAACATGAGAAAGCAAAAAAATTCTATCAAATCAAATATGCAAAGGATGATAACTTTTATGATATTGACGATGTGGATTTATTGCCTGTTTATGGAGGCGATAAATTAGCATCAAATTTTACCAAGCTTGGCTTAAAGGAATTAATGATGAGCTCTGAAATCTATAAAGATAGATTGCTAATCTCGTATCTAACCGATGGTAAATATTTTAGTCTCAAATTATACACAATGAGAGTTATAAAAAATACTCTGAAATTGTATGCTAGCAGAAATCACATATTTAAAAAGAAGTATTTAATAGAGTTCTGGAAGCAAAAAATGATCAATTTATCTCAATAGCGAAATCTTTTTTGATAGTTGAACATTAAGCATTGTTAGATCTTTGACTATATCCACATTTAGTTTTGTATTAACCTTATCCAAACAAATCTTAACCATCTCCGGTTCATGATCAATTAGCCACATTAGAAATTTAATCCATTCTTTGTTAATATTAGCTGCAATCGTGAATATTGCCATCAATTTCTGTGATCTATGTAATGAGTTCCAATATTCATAGTGATTCTTTAATCTATGATAGTCAACATTATATTTTAAGAATGAGTCAAACTTATCAGCTACAATTGGTCCTAATAATCCTACCAACAATTCTCTCCTAATTTTTGTATCAATATTATCTTTCATTTCATTTAGTAATATTCCAACTCGTTCCCATGTTCTTGGTGATGCAAAATTAACATATCCATCGTCATACTTTGGATCAACATCATATAGCAAATATCCTGGATGTTCATGTATAAATGCGGCAACATGTTCATTGAATGAATTAGATGATGTATACCACTTTAGCCAATCATTAGCATCTACTTCTACATTAACAATTATTAATCTGTTTCTCAATGGTTTTGGTAATGTTTCCGCATCTTCCGAATGTTCAATTTTGTTACCAGCTGCTACAATTTTCAAATGACTCAATTTTATATGACTACCCAATTCCTTCGAATCAAGTAATGAATAGAACAATGTTCTTATATGAGGTATTTGAACATTCGTTATCTCATCAACAAATAGTATACCTTCGCATTTCTGTAATACTTCAAATACCTCTACAGGAAATAATTTAACATATCCATCAACAATTTTTGGAAATTCTATGATATCACTATTAAAATACGGAGCAATAATCCTATAGTACACATAGTATTTATCTGGATTTTTCAATATCTCATCTGCTGAAAATTTTTCATTCAGATCAACAAATATTTTATTTTTCTTTTCAGATTCTGATATTGCAATCTGTTTAATAATAGATGTTTTACCAATTCCTGGAGGTCCCAATAGCAGCATTCGATCAATATTAACTTGTAGCAAACTACTTAACTTCATAACAAAAAATTTAGACAATTTGTAAAATAGTTATGGTTTCTCAAACTTAATTGTAGATAGTAATGCTTGGAATTCTGCATCATCTAAATTATGTTTGTAGTATGTTGTTATCGAATTTGTATCATTTATTCCTCTAGATTCCATACATAAATGTCTCATATAAGTTATTACCACTATTCTGTCTGATTCAGTAAAATACTTTAGCAAATCAAATAGTCCTTCAGTATATAGTTCCTGTACAATGGGTTGTCTTGCATATAGTTTAGCGATACGTGATAATTTTGATAAGCCAATGATTTTGTTTTGTGGCTTGTATCCACACCAGACATTACCTATAATGGGAGCATAATGATGAGCGCATACACTATATACTTTAATAGGTCCAACGAATAGCAAATTTTTGCTTTTGTTTATGCTTATATCTTCATCTTCAAAATCTAATTCATTAATTCTATCCTCAAAAGTTTTGATAGTTAGCAGATGCTTAATACATTCTACATCAGAATCAAAATTTTTTCTATTAATAGCAAATTGCATAATCTCCATCCAGTATTTTGATATTCTCTCTGCAGATTCAGTAAAATGATTTGCAAATGAATCATTTTTTGTTAAATCTACTAATTGTTTTGCTATACTCAAGAACTCTTTCATTTTGATAAATTTAGCATCGTTGCTCTTAATAAGACTTCATCCCTAACCGTTGGATACATAGATTTTAATTTTCTAAACATCGGTAACAAATAAGGATCAATTTTTATTGTATCTTCATCATATGTATTTACATTATACATGCAATACATAATTCTTCTCATTCTGTCAATTGACGGTAGATTCATGAAATCGAGTATTAATTGATCTAAATTGGAAATTTCTTTTTTTGGAACTTTGACTTTCCTCATTGTAAAAAATTTAGACAATTTGCTAATTTGCCGCAAAGTTAGTATCTAATACCTCTAACAAATTAAATTTCTTTTCAAAACTTATTTTTAGATTAGCTATTTCATATTCCTCAGTTTCGTTTTCTGTTATTTCTAAATTAACTCTAAACGGACCAAAGATTCTAAATTCTCCGATTTCCATAAATGGTTTTGCAATGTAAAATGGAACTAGATTATTTTGTTTTACATGTACGATATCCTTAACAACATAGTAATAACTACCTGTATACAATCTTAAACCTTTTTCTAAGTTGGAAAATTTTACTCGTTTATTATTAGCAACAATTTCTGTGTGATCTAATCCTGCAATCAGAAGACTATCTTCATCACTAGTACTGGGTTCCATGCTACAAATAATGAATTTATCTGCATAAACAACATTAAAGGATATGTTCAATAGGTTTCTAGGTATGGCAAAGTTCCTCATGTTTTAAAATTTAGCTTTATTGTACACAGTTTAGCATATGATTTACAATATCCAAAATGTTACTTTCGCTTTTAATAATTTTTTTGAAAGGTTCAACTATTATTCTAGCATACGTATCTAAATCGTGTTTGTTATATGGTATGGATAAATAATCACAAACTTGTTTTGCAAATTTTGTTTGCAAATACACACTCGGTGGTTTGGAAGCAAGATATTTTATTTGTTCGTAATCACCATGTTCAACTAAATAAGGATGTAGCCATATTTTATGTTTTGTTGAAAAGCAACCTAAAAATCTCATTGGTGTTACTCTTAATGTAGTTGCTATATCAATCTTATTTTTTATGCATTCGTTTTGTTTTAACATTTGTCTAGTTTTAATAATATCACGAATCTTGTAAGCAACAAAATTGAAAACATGTAAGCCTCTACCTGTGAAAGTTTTTAATGTTAATCCTTTATTTGGTTCTCTAATTTTAGTGATGGTTTCTACATCCAAAAACAAGAGCCATCTAAACTCATTTTTATTAAACTTAAACAAAGGAGATATTTGTAATTCAAGTAATCCTTTCTCGATCTGATGTATGCGATCAAATATTCTTTGCTCGAAGTGTTTTAATGATTTAGTTGCAGGAGATTGTCTCATGTTATATTTATAAGTTATGTAAATCATTTTTACTCTCCTCTTTTTAGAGGAAGTTGTAAGGTAATAAACCTTGATAACAAAGGTATCTTCATTATTTGTATGTTGAATTGATTCGCAATAAGAGTATGCAACATACCATAAATATTACTTAAAGTCCATAGCAAATACGGATGTATTTTATAGGCACGAGCAAATACTCTTGTTACATCTTGATAGTAGTATAACTCTTTATCTAACTCGGATATTGATGAGAACAGATTTCCCAGTGTTGGTATGTAATTTGGATTGTAAACAAATTTATAGTTCAATCGTTTTGAAAACTTGTTTATGATTTGTTCTCTTTGTTGATCAGTCAAATTCGGAAACATTAATGGAGATATAAAGTGATGTAAAATGTAAAGTGTTATTTTAGCATGAACTTCATCTTTGATTTGACTAACATTTAGTCCTTTCTGTGAAAATAGAAAGTATTTAAACATCTCCAAGACCTGTTCCAAAAATATTTCAACATTGCTGGATAAATACTCTACTAATATATCAAACCTGTTGTTGATATTGTTATACATATCAAGCATCAATTTAATCTTACTAATCGGAGATAACAAAGCATCTACAGTGACTTCATCTTTACTTTTAAATATGATATATAAATCACTAACAATTTTGGGCAGTGAATTCAAGACAAATCTATCAGCTACATACGTAGGACATTGAACGGCTATAAATCTGGGTAAAACGATATCTCTAACTATAACTATTTTTCCTTGATCTGATAGAGTTGCTAAAAACTTGGCATAAAACTTTCCAAAATATTCTTCTAACTCTTTAACAGGAGTTACAATGTCAACGTTATATAAATCATACTTTGGAATGTAAATAATTGTTTTGTTAACAGATAAAGTAAATATGGGTATCCTAATTAATTTATTTTTTTCTGTTTCTGTATAGTTAACGGAAGCAGAACCTTTACAAGTTAGTTGGTAAAGTTTCATAACAGAAGTTTCATCTTTTTTTAGAGGAACTTTTTTGAATAAGTTTGTAATCTCTGAATTATCTGTGGCATATATTCTCTTAATATCTAGCATTATGTAGATGCTTCCAATACAAAACATTTATGATGGGTCAATTTTAAGAGATATTGATGATGAAGCATTAAAGTTATTATACTTTATCATAAAAACATTAAGTTTTCCAAAAAATGCTTTTATAATAGATTTAACTGGAGGTAGTTATTTATACAATTTGCTTGGTAAAACTCATTATCCTTCACTTAATGATTTTAGAGAGGATATAGTTCGTAACATGATTAACTATGGTCTAAGTGAAACAGAAGCTCGCGAACTCTTATTACTAATTGAAAGTATAGAATTAAATTTAAAGTATTTGCTTAAAGATCCAACAACAAATGAGTATGTTATCCATGATCAAGTGGATGCAGTAACTCAATCTGATGCTCTACCATTTTATGAAGTGAGAGTAAGAATTAATGGAGTAGATTATATTGCTCAGGTAGTTATATAGTTTTTTTGTTATCATTTAATTGAAACAGCAAGCAAGTCAGCTTATGTATACCCTAGAAAGCAGATTTGGAACTATCACTGTTTTCGGAAAAGATGTGACTTCAAATACAGATGCATTAATGAGTCAAGTTTATAAAGATACAATTATAACAAGTGACATTTGTTATTTATTTCCCTTAGATCCTATAAACATAAATTTAGGACAACTAACAACTATACAATCAATTCTACTAATCGGTTTGTTAACAACGTTGGATTTGAACAAAACTAAAGTTGAACTATCTGCTAGCAACGTATTTGAATTTTACAAGCTTATTAGGTCTGTTGGAGGCAGAGCCAGATATTATAACGATAAAATTGCTCAGTATATATTATCATTATCCGGTAATTCAGAAAAACTTAAAAGATTTGATACAATGGATGTAATAAGAGGAGTTAATGTTAATAAATTGGTTAGTAGCTTGAGGCGATCTGTTTTGGTAGGATTTTTAGCTGATAATGTAGACATTAGTCAGACAATAACTAATCGTTATAGCGATTCTGAATTAGATCTAGATGAACGGTTTGTTCAGTTGCTCAGACAATATGGTATATCAGTTTATCTAGGTAGTAGTCTTGCAAAATCTATAATCGATTTAATTGGAATTAATAAATCAACTACAACAAATGAACCAACATCAAATATACTAACTAATCTACCTGAAACTCTTATGGAAACAGCAACTCTAGCCATACTGTTATCCAAGTTAATTAAAAACATACAACTACCAAGAGTGTATACATCTACCTCTTACAATTGTCAATGCTCAATAACAATAACTTTGGTAGCAAATTCTACTAGACAATTTTACGAGAATATATTTGTTCCATCTTTATATCTAACAGGTATGACCTTGCAACAAGCTGGACCTGACTATCTAAATAGATTTGAAGCAACAAACAGGTTAATTAAACATATATTAGCCATATTACAAAACTATTCTCAATTATTTGCTGGTGAACCTCACTATGTTACACTCTTAGTTCCTGGTAAAATATTCATACCATTAGGAATTATAACAGATTTTAATTTACAAACAAGCAAAGAAACTTTTGCTAACGGATGGCCTAAAAAAGTAACTATCAACTTAACTGTCTCTGATATAGCAAACATAGTTGTTGCAACTAAAGATCTCAAGTATCTTGCTCAACCGACTTTACCGCTATTTACTGGAGCATATTTCTTTGATCCCATTAAGTATGTTTTAGAGCAAGATATATCTAAACTAGATAATGAATTTCAGTCTAGAGAGATTATGTTAGCAATGGGTCATCCAATTTTGAAGACTCTAACAAAGGATAGATTGAGCATTGAAACAGGAACTGGAGCTACTGGACCGATTGCTCCACCAAAAAAAGATACTTATACCAAACCAAATGCAAAAACAAGAATACCAATAAAAACAATCGGATGTAATAATTATGTAATTATTAATGGAGAACAGGTTCCAGTTAAGGTAAAGTATGAAAGAGGTCGTATAACAACCTACATTCTGAGAAATAACAGGTGGGTATTTACAGAAGATGATAATGTACGTAAGCAATTACAACAACAAATTAGTCGTTCTGGTAGATTATGTTTGGATGAAGTTTCATTAGACTGTAACGGAAATATTGTAACAACACAATATAGTGCAACCAGTTTAATATCTCAAATACCTAACATACTATATAACAACAAATTCAGATTTGCATCATCAGTTCCGTTAGATGTAAGACCTGGTCTAGGACATCATGCAGGTACTGATATACCAACTGGAAGTCCAAAAATAGATATGGGAACAAATATTATAAATAGAATAAGTCGCTATTTTGGTATTTGTTCTTTTGGTTCTAGAGATGCAAACTACATATTAAGAGCAAAAACTAGTGATGGTAAAATAGTTGTAGTTGATATGAAACATTATGAAATAAATAGAACAGAATACATATCCAGACTGTCTACAGGACATCACTTTCATATAGCAGTTCTTGAATATTATAATGGTAAGTGGGAATTAGTAGATTTGAGTAGAGTTGCTGGAATTCCCACACGTCGAATAGCACCCAACTAGAATGAGTAAAGATAAAATTCCTATTACTGTAGACAGTGATAATGTAACATTGCTAACAAATTTATCTAATTTGTATATCATTCTTAAAACAACACATATATTAAAACAGGAAAACGAACTTTATTGTATACCATTGTTATATTTTACACAGGATAGAGATATTGCTCTGGAAATATATGATTTGCTAGATAACGAAGAGACTATAGACTTACATGATGCAAAATATAGTAATGTTTATTACACTACTGGTATACATTATGTATGTGTATATTTGAACGAAGCTAATTTACAAAAAACAAATAGACCTTTGTCTAGGTTGTTATCTGAAGCAGAATCTCAAGATACTGAATCAGATAATTTAACCCTCAGGATCAAAGATAAAAATGTGTACTTGGCTTTGTTGTATTATCCTGAAGAACAAACGCCATTTGCTAGGATAGAAAATCTAACGTTAACTGCTGATATTGCAATGTCAATACTAGAGCAAATGGCAGATTGGCTTAACATGATAAATGGCTTGAATGGTCAAAAAGCATTTGACAGAATACAACAGTTAGCAGAACTACTAGGTTTGGATATAACTAGTGTTTATATCGAGACTTGGCTTGCTCAAACTTTAACTTGTAATGATGATGTATTTAAGTTGTATAGGAATAGTAATTGTAAGTATGCTAAAATGCTAAGATTTAAGCAAACCATAAAATATTTATATCCAATACGACAGTTGTATTTTGAGAATATCAAGTTAGCAATACCTAATTTACTTGTACGTAAACAAGATAGTATAACAGAATTTGAGAAATTTCTGCTTGGCAATATAGGTTAAAGCATAAAGCAAATGTATGTTGTTAATAGACATCTGGAAAATTTACTCAAACTAATAGAAGCAAATATAATTTCAACAACTTTTAACCTGTACGCAGAACATACAGATTACACCTATGACATAAATACACTCAGAAATTCTTATCGTCTTCTGTTTTTGGAAATACCTACGAGTCTGCTAAGTTCTTATACAACTTTGACTTTTGATAAGCATATTAGGTTAATAACAACACCAGAATATTATACACCTTATCTCTTTAGACAAGTCTATAATTTTAACTGGACACTAAATAAAATAATCTACAAAATAGTTTATCAAGATGTAATTACAAATACAACACAAGAGCATACTTTAGCTGAACTAAATATCAATAGTAGTTTGGATTATATTTACTTACCAATACTAGCACACCGGATATTGTTAAATATGGATACGATTCCAGTATTTTATGCTAATTCCCTATTACAACAAAACTTTTTAAGATTTCGTTTACCAAAAACAAATGCTTTAATAGTAGATTTGATTGTAGATTATGAACAAGATTCATCATTGTTTGCTAGAATGATGAGTAACAGATTTTTGAATGTTGAAGTTTATAGTTATGCAATTAATTTATCGAAAGCAAAACTAATTTCTGATTTTAATATGCTTCGTAACAGATATACATTACCTGTTGAATCAACTAATGAATTAATAACAATAAATCGTTCTGGCATAACCTATACTATTTTTGATATAACAGGTTTTCTTTATAATGAAGATGAAAACTTGATTATAGACATTATTATAAACAACAAAGTTAATAGACCTTTACTTTATCCAAGTGCTATTATTAAACCAATTTTAAAGATTGTTGAAAATGATAATCAGGTCTTAGCTCCAAACTTTTACTTTGAAAGCATATTAACAACATTTGGAAATCAAAAAATAAAAGTTTATCCTGCAACAATTCAAACTATCCATCTATCTTAATTTTTTTGTTAGTAAAAAAAATTATCTCACATATATTGTTACTGCAATACGTTCTATTTCGCGAGCATATCGTAGATTCATATCTATGCCTAGTACATTTTGTCTAGTTAATTCTTCGGATAATCTCAAGTTAACTTCATATTCCTTTATTAAACCACTTGCTACTCTTGGTTTTAGTAAGAAGTCTATGATTAAACTCTTGATGCTCTCCCAATCATAAGTTTCTAATTTATGTACAAACGGTCTTAGCAATTTAACTAGCTCTCTCTTAATATCAACAACATCCTCAATTACATACAGAAATTTACCGAGAGCAAGTGATGTAGTTCTATCAAGATCAGTAAATACACCATAGAAAGGATCTTTGTGAGCAAAGTTAATTCCAAGTTCTACCAGCCTTGATCTCTCAGGAACTGTTAATCTCGGTATAACATCTACTCCTGTTGGTATCGTAGCATTAATAACACCAGCAAGTGGTTCAATACTTTGTTGTTGTGCTCTTAATCTAGCAATATTTTGAACAACATATCTAAGATGAGGATATATTCTGCCATCAACATCCTCAATTTTTGAATAGTAAGTTGCATGTAGATAATGTCTAGGTATAGGAGGGTTGGTTGAATCTAAAAGTCCTATATCTGTCCAGTCAAACAAATCAGCTATGTTACTCAGAACTATAGCACCAGCATTAAGCATATACTTGGATTGAGCCAAATCAACTAAAGCATTCCATACTGATCTTCTCTTTGTGTAGGGAAATCTCTCATCACAGGGATCAACAATGTATTTGATGAATATTGTTTCATCATCAATAAGTCCTTGTATTCTGTTTGGAAGTAATGTAGTATAACCATATACGGCTTCTACAACTAGATCAGCAAACAATGAGAAATTTACCAAACCTGTAAGCGGATCTCTTAATCCACCATCAGAACCACCTGCAAAATTCCATATTGTATTAGTTGAATACACTATGTCAACAGAATCTATTGGTCTTGTATTAGTATCTGTAATAGTATTCGTTTCATAATCTTTATACTTTATTATGTAGTTAGTCTTTAAGTATTCAAATGCTGGTTGATTAAATGTGTAAAGAGTATGATTAATTTGTGTTGGATATCCCAATTCATTTACATTTGGTTCAAAAGTAACATTATTGAATACCGCAACATTTTCAGTTTGTGTTCCTATAACTCTTTCTATAACTACATTAAATGTTTTATTTGTTCTAAGTAAAGGTAATGAAAATCTCAATCTATAGGTATTGTAATACATACCGTATTCACCAAATTGCGCAATTATAACTGCTTTGTTAGGTTCTGGTGGAGCATAAGTTGCAGATACAGGTAGTGATACGTTTCTATCATTAATTTCATCGCGACCAATAAATGTATTAGTAGAGTAATCTACATACCCATATGCCCATACATAGGTATCTGCATCATCCGGATCAGGAACAAGAGCTAAGGTAGCATTAGCTTTTGTAGCATTTCTTGGAAGTAATCTAACCACATATGCTGGTCCACCATTCCTAACATATTCATATGCATAAAGTGATGTTAATGGGAATTTCGGATCTGGCTGACCAAAAGTATCAAGAAATCTTTGAGCTGATGTTATATACACTGGTTTATTTGCAGGTCCTTTCTCTGCTACAATAAAGAATAATGCATTGTATTTTTCAGGTAATCCAATTAATGGTTCAGGTGCAAATACAACATTGATGTAAACACCAGGTGCAAGTTGATTTGGAATAAACATATTTCATTATGTGCTTTTAAAAATTTAGGTGAGAAGTCTCCATCTTGTAGAAGATGGAGTAGTTCACAACTGTTTATGTATTAGTAATACACAACGCAGCTAAATTTAGCTATTATGACGAACTGTAAATATGTTCACTGGTTAAATAATCAACAAAAAGAACTAATTGAGCATATTGTGCGCTATTTTGGTTTTCAAAATTTTGAAGATTATATGCTAACTTTGTATCGTACAACCGATAGAATTACAACTCAAATAAGACCATACGTTGACAACTTAAATGTTATCAGTGTAGAAAAATTTCGTCCTCTATTGTTTGATAAGATGCATACGAATACCAGCATAGTTCAAAAGGAATTAAAGGAATTAGTATTCAAACTTCATAAAACTCTTGATCCAAGTTTATCTAATCCAATTTACTATATGAACAGATGGCATCTTGCGGCTATTGTCTTACATGCTGATGTTGTTACGTTAGTAGATTGTGATAACAATCCAGTTATAGATAAGCTAGCCATACTTCGTAATCTTTACTTTATGTTTTCTGCTATCATGTTTATAGTTCAAGTAACTAAGTCTGTTGTAATACTTAACAAGCATGATCTTGAACAAGCCAGAAGACTATTACCCAGATCTAACTTATTACATCCAAGCAATTTCTCATCCATATCAGGATTATTAGAGTCAATTGCAGAAAGAAAGGCTCAATTAATATTAGTTGATAGAGAATCCAATCCGAAAAAAATACATAATGTGTGGACGGGTTATTTGCGAGCAAGAGTTAATAACTATGCTAACAGATTGAAAGACAATCTAATACATATAGCAAAAGAGAAGAAAATTACTAAAGATGAGATTGCTGAACGGGATTACAGTAGGTATTATCATGATGCAATAATTAACTTCAAAATGGAACCTGAACCAATAGACGATTTAGTTGATACTATAATCGAGATGCTCGGAAACAAAATATCAAAACAAACATTCAAACAATACATTCAACAATTACAAAAATTGAGTTATGATGAATTAAAAATGATTGTAAATAAAATCATAAGTGTAGTCGGATTTCCATTGGATGCTACCAATATGAATCAGATAAATAAATTATATAGTGTAACAATATCAATACCTAAGATTAGAGAGGATATATTAAGTAAGTATTCATTGCAAACGTATTCAAACATAGCAAAGCATTTAGTTTTGTATTTGTTTATGTATTTGGGTAGATCTCCTGTTAAAGATACTTCAAATGAAATTGATTGGTTTTGAGTTTTTTACAACTTGTCTAAATTTATAGACATGAAGGTCAGAGTAATCTCCATAGAAAAATTATCAAGTGTATTCAAACCAATTAAATATGATGAACAAATATATTATTGTACGTTAGTAGGTAGCAATTTAGTCGGATTTCCAGCAAATAAAAAATTCAAAATAATTGAGCCAATATCCAAAGATCACGTAATTGTGATTAAGAAAAGAGAGAATTTGCTACTAGGAACCAAATTGTATGATGCGAATGGATATACAGTAGCATTGATTTATTCAAACAGATTGACATCAGCTACAGGATTGAAAACATCTCCATACATAGCAGTGATAAAAGAAAATCATGCATTATATCTAAGAGAAATTGGAACAAAAATGGACAATGAGATAAATGATGAAGTATTGGAAAATGTCAAAGAGGAGATTGATAGGGTTATTAATGCAATTGAAGAACTAATGAGAAAAGGTGTCACATTAAAAAGAATTGAAAGAGATGCTACAAGATTCTGGGAACTATACAATAAATATACAACAGAAGCACCATCTAAAAAGAAAATATCCGAAATTGATAAATCAGATACAATAGAAGATGAATTGGATTTGGATCTATCTGATGTGACTGTAAATGTATCATCAGATTCAGATGATATATTACTATAACAAAAAAAATAAAACATTTTTTTTGAGCACCCATACTAAATTTACTATCATGTATTTCATAAACCTAAACATAGACAGTAAACCCATTTCATATCGCAAACAAGTATTAAACAATATTACAGAAGATGTTAAAAATACCATAATTTGGTTTTGTGATCTGATTGATGCTGAATTAATTGATTTACAAATTGAGGAAGAAGATCTCATGTCAACAGACGGATTAGTATCTGTTTATACTATCAAATATAGTTTGAAGGACAAAAAGGATGGAGCAATTTGTAATTATAAAACATTCATTCCTAGGTTTATTGGAAACTACATAATAGTTAATGGACAACGATATGTATTTATTTACTCAATCGCAGATAAGTTCTTGGATAGATTTGGAACAGAGAGTATGGATGCAAAATTATCTAATCTGTATAGGAAAGTAGTGTTTAAAAATATTTTAGATGAAACAAAACCAATCTTATATGAATCAAAACATAAAACATTACCTATATTGAACTTTTTGATATTGTATTTGCTCAAGAATGATGAAAGTTTAATGGAAAGTAATTTATCCTTGCTAGATTTGTTGTATATGGTTTTACAACAAACTGGCTTTCAAGTTGATATGCAAGAGCTAGATAATAATCAATCAAACATAGTAACTACTGTAACAAAAGGAAAGAAAGTTAAATATATAACAATACAAGAAACGGAAACATCTATTGTGTATACAGATACATCAGTCAATAAACAATTAATTGTAGATGTAACATATGAAAGCAATTATAGGAGAAGATTTGCAAAATCATTCAAGGACTACGGTGGAAGTAGGTTATTAGAAAGACTTATGGGTAAACATTCTTTTGAGATAATGACATTATTATATGGAGAGATAAGTGCTATATTTGATCCATTGGTTAGACAGGAGTTTAAAGATCCCTATTACTTTCTATTTACATTTGTTCCAAGCAATGACTTCTACAATTATATAAAAAATTGTGGTTTGTATAGCTCACTAAAAAGCAAAACAGTAAGATTCAAAACATTCTTATTGCATCCATTGGTTAGACAACTAATGCACTTGGTGTATGAGAGAATTAGAACACGAAAATTGCCCAGAAAGCATTCAACATCTCTATCCATTTTGTATAAGATAATGCAAGTTGAATATGTAGAGGATAAAATACATAATCCTATATCAGAAGTTATGTTACAGTTAAAAGCTACATATGCTCATAAATTTGCAATGAAGAGATTAAGTCACAAAATAAGACTTGTAACAGATATGTTGGGATACTTGGACCCTATTGTAACACCAGAATCAAAGAAAGTTGGATCAGTTAACTATCTTGTTTGGCAATTTGAGAACAATATCGAGTGAGCCGCTCCAATAGGTGGAGCTTCCTGCTTCATAGAGGCTTTCGCCTCTCCACAGGCTTAACTTCGGGCCGCTCCAGCCCTAGGTCCCTTGATTATCGGGACATTTATTAATATAGTCCAAAATAAGAACCTTGTCAAGTCTTTCGCAATTAATCTCCACCTTACGGAAGATGGAGACTTCTTGCGGAGGTGTGTTAAATGATAGCATCCAATAATAAAATGTTTGTTTTCTTACAGTATTATCTTTAGCATACTTGTAAAAAATTTTTTGCATTAATATTTAAAGTTGTTTACTCACAACTTTTTAGCAGAAGAACGTTATGGATAAAGACGTAAGACTATCAAGATTTTACCCATCTGACTCAATTATATCTACGAAAAGAATTTACAGTCTAGCAATGGAAATGGCAAATAAGAATGTTGAAGATGCCAAGAAAATAGTAAAAGAATTTTATTCGGATATAACTAAGGTTAATGCATCTAAAAATCCATCAGAATTTGTAGATAAAATATCAGAACTGGCAAAAAGAGCTTTACAAGGTGATAAGACTGTAATTGATTTAATATCCAATGCAATAGTAACCGATATAGTTGCAGAACAAGGTAATCTATCAGAGGCAGAAGTATATTCACTATCCAAAGCCATTAAAGTTTTGTATGAAAATAGTCTTAGGGCTATAGCTACAGAAAATACATCTGCTAATGTGATACCATACTTTATGTATTTGGCACCACTGATAAGGTTTATGTATCCAAGACTTGTTGCAACGCAAGTATATGATGTCAGGAATATGTCTGCTCCAGGTGCCTATGTTTACTTCTTCAGGTTTTATGAAGAACTAACTAACTCTACAAATCCTTATCCATTCTCATCCTATCTATCAGTAGACATGACAACTGGTAGACTTCTCAGTGGAGATTCTCTTGGCTATTACGGAACAGCTCCTGGGCAGGGTGTATTTGTTCCCGCTACAACTCCTTCTGCAGAAGAGATAATAAGAGGTAATGTGTATAACATTCTACGTGATGCTAACTTGTTGCCTCCTGCGACTGTTGCTCCTGACAATAAGCTTAGAGTAACACCTGATTTTAGAGTAATAGCTGTTCGTATAACTGATGGTGCGACATCTGGAACAATAAATGTATCTTCCAATATTGAATCATCTGGTGCTATAACCGGAGCTGGGACTGTAACTATTAGTGCCAATACCTACACTGTTAATGTAACTGGTAGAGTAGACTTCAAATCTGGTGATTTCACTATAACTGTTATAGTAACTGGTGGAACTGCTCCTGAAGTTCAAGGTATAGAGATATATGCAAGAGTAGCCTATGAAGCGAGAGATCCTGCTAGGAAGCTCAGACTTGAACTTGCAAGACAAACTCTTGCTGAAAACAGGCTTGAAAGCACAATACTTGTATCTCCCGAAATGGCTTTTGATGCTCAAGTTCTCTTCAATCTCGACATACTCGGCGAAGTAAGTAGCATACTATCTGCTATAATTGCACTTAACACTGATGCATTCCTTCTAATGAACTTGTATAATGCATCACTTGTTCATAACATAGAAGAATCTGTAGATATGACTGCTGCTGCTCTTGCTGCTTACAGTTGGGGACCAGGCATGTACGTTATGACTCATTTCCCTTATGCAATATCTAACCTGCTTGGTAAGATACTCAGGAATACACCTGTTCCCGAAGTAGAACCCATACTTGTGATGAATGTTGAAGATGCTTCACTACTTGTTAACATAGGTAAGTGGGTATCCGACCCTGTAACGAAAGCAGACCCATTCAAGATATACACCAGAAGCAAAGATGGATCTGAAGAATGGATAAAGGTATTGCCTACACCTATACTTCCTGTTGGTAGGAACTTACTTGTACTCAAATCCAAACAAGAATTCTTCTCTACTGCAATATATGCACCTTATGCAACCCATATGATACCTTATCCTGCAAATACTCTTGGTCAAGCAATGACTGCTGTTCATAGATTCGGAGTATCTGTAATCTATCCTAATGTAGTAGGTAGACTTATCGTTCAAAGGTAATTAGAAGCTCTTCATAATTGCCCTCTTCCTCCCTCTTTTTTTGTTATTGAACTTATTGTATTCCTATAATTTGACAAAAAAATGGGACACCCTACCCTTCTGAACAGGTTGATTTTCAATACTGTGAAGGGTGTCCCGTCAAATAAGGGACTTTCTAAAGCTTATCTGGAAAAGATACAAAGACCTAACACTGAGTTCTCTGTTCTACACGCATATTCAAAGGGAATGAGGACATGACGCAAATCATAATATGCCCTCTTGATTTTTATAAAGTTGTATAAAATTAAATATATAAATAAAACTTTAGGAGGTGAAGACATGAGGAAGAAGCAACAGCTAACCCAAGAAGGAGGAGAAGCTATGAGGGATCTAAGAGTGATCTGGAGTACAATTGATGCGGCTAATCGTATTCATACCTTTCTCATTGTAGAATTTACAGATGAGGAGGATTACGAAGAGTTTTGGAGTATCCCACCTGGAGTAGGAAAGAGTGTTTTCTTGTCTGAGAAATTGGAAGGGAAAAAGGTTTTCATTCCTGACGATTTTGGAGGTCGTGAGATTGAGTTTCCGCCGTATTTCGACGAGTATGGTAGGAAGAATCTGTTTTGGTATAACAATGTGTATGAGACCTACGAATATGCGTATGAGAGGCTTACAGAAGAATGGGCAGAGAGGTTAAGTGATTATTACGGAGAAGATGAAGAGGACGCTTTGTGGGAAGAAGCAAGAGAAAGAGCTGAGGAAGAACTGAATAACCTACCCGTTGTGAGAATATAACAAAGGAGGTGTTTGCCATGAAGATGGAAGAACTTAAGAACATAACCGAAAACACTAAAGAAGGAGGTGAAGCTATGACGAAAGAAAAACTTGACAAAATACTAAGAGACTTAGGTTTTGCAAGAACGAAGGAAGTGCTTGTTCCGTTTGTTCCACCGTATGGAAAGCATTTTGAGATTGTGCACTCTATTAATGATTATGAGGTGGAAGTGGAAGAAAACCCAAAAGAAAATCATTTCGCAAATGAAGGAGCAGCATTGGTTCTTGAGATACTTTTTAGAGTAGAAGGGTCGGACATTCTCTACCATATAGATGTTTATCGGGTTGTGATGTGTGATTTGTATATAGTCCATGCTTTTGTTGGATTTGAAGAGGAATACTTTGCAGTGTATGTTTGGGATAAGCAAGAACTTGAGACGATTGCAAAATTAGAGCTTGATGGAGGTTATATCTTCGTAGGCAGTCAAGAAGACTTAGAGGAACTACTTCCAAGATTAATGACAGCTTTAAATCCAGTAAAGATAAAAGTCTATTGACTTTTACTTCCTCAGGAGCCTCTCCTACGGCTCCATTTATAAATAAGGAGATAAAGGAATGAAGAGAAGCTATAAGAGACTCTCAACTAGCATGTTATCTATTTAGTAAAAAACAATAACAAAAAAATCACTTTAAGATCAGAATAAAAATCTACCTAAATTTAATAAACAAATAAAACCCACAGGAGGTAATAAACATGCAACAAACCGCATACTACCCAGACGATAGGGAACTCTGGTGGAGTTCCCGCCTTGGAGACATTAGCTTATACGTGTATCATACGGAAGAGCAGTGGATGGAATCTTTGAACAGTCTAACGCCTATCGTTACGATCTACGAGAGGTGTGATTGCTGGAGGAGATTTGGTAATGTACGCCATAATGATGGCGGATGGTATCACGACATCATTCGGTTGTATCAGATTACTCCACACATCTACTTGGCGACCCATGAGAATACCCGTGATGCTTTTAGCGCGAGTGAGTTGAGATACGTGGTAATCTTTGACAAGGGCAAACCTATCGGAAAACTGTCAACCTTGAAAGAGGGAGAATATGCAGAACTGTTGACAAAGGACGAAGCAGAAAGCCTGCTAAGGAGTTATCAGGAGGATGATAACTACAGAGTCTACTATGAAGACTGATGAGACCAGAAACATAGAACAAACCCTCTCCGCCCTCCCTTTTTTTTCATTGAGAGGGAGGGGACGGGACCAGTTAGGGTGATAGATCTGGAGGGCGATGCTATAGAACTAACAGCTTACCATCAGCTTACAGTCTTATCAAAATTCATCAGGAAAAATTGCCCGCACCAATAAGAAGCCCGTGCGGGCTTTATGAAAACTCTTCAATTTCCATAGGACTTATTTCAAGCAAATCGGATGCATAACTGGTGCTTATCAGTCCGTGTTTTACCGCAGTCAAAACAAGTTCCCAAAGAACCTTGGACACAGGTCGTGAAGTTCTGCTTTGTAGTGGCATGGCTTTTGGGCAATCTTTAGCATTTAGATGAATTTTTTCTCCCTGAAGGATGCGGGCATACTCATGGGCAATAAGCTGGTTTTGGTCAGGACAATCGGAATTCACGAGGATAAACGCACCAAACCTTTTATCACAAACCATGGCGGAAGAAAGTTCTTTGCCTAAGGACATCCTGATTACTGGGATACCCATATTCTCCAAGAGTTCTCCCAAGTTCTCTTGGTTATCTATATGGCGAGGAATTTCAGGCTTTGGAATGCCAAGCTTTTGCCTAAGCTTTACTATCTCCCTACACAGAAAAACAAAGCGGTGAAGCTGGCTTATGGTTTCAGGAGGAAAAGAGAGTTTTTTGGCTTTATCAAGAAGTAGGGTAAAGGCGGTTCCTTCGGGTTTATCTATCCCATAGAAGTAGCTATCAAAGACTCCATAGAGTTTGGCAAGTTTTCTCAAAAGGCTAAGTGGCGGGCTTTTCCTTCCGCTTTCAAAAAGCAAAATTTCATCCGTGCTAATTCCAAGCTTTTGTGAGACCTCTTCTGGCGTGTAGCCTACAGTTTCTCGTGCTTGTTTTAGCCTTTGTCCTATAATTTCCAGAGTATCCATGTCTATGAATTTAAGCTTAACTTAAGCCTTTTCAAGCTATGTGAAATCTTTGCTTGAACTTTCTTTTTTCCTATGACATTTTATAATTCCATAGCAAAAAAACTATATATCTAAATCTAAACTTTTTTGTTCGAATGCTTCAAAATCATCTATGATATCAAGTGCATCTATGTTTTGATTGATATTACTTACTACAAAGTCATTTTCTATGTTTTCATTATTTACATTTATTTGTTTTATATCAATACCAAGTAGATTTGATATTAACTCTAATCCGTATTGATATTTACTGTAATCCTTAACATCAAGATTTTTTACGAATGGTGCTATTCTATTTGTAACACTGCTATGCAATATATCATAGTTTGTAGTTATATAATCATCTCCTAAATATGAATGTAAACTTGGAACAAGATAGATTGAGATTTCATAATTCAATCCATATATGAGAGATCTAAATCCTGTTAAACTTTGATTACTAATTGCATACCCAAATCCTGTTAATAGATTTGGTCTATTTTTTAATACTTTGAGATACATGCTATTTATCATTCCAATTGCATCTGCTTTGTTGTCTAGACTGCTTTTAATAATATCTCTGGTTAAAGGTTGATTTGTAATAACATAACCTTTGTTTATTGTTACCGGAACCAAACCAATCAATGCATCTGTTACTTTACCATGCTCTATCGATTCTGATAAATGTGTAATGGATATATTACCTTCTTCAATGCCTTTTCTGTTTATCTGTGTAGCTGATACAACTAGTAGATTGTGATTCATAGCTATCTTTCTTAACATTCTAGCATTATAACCTAACTTATGTCTATGTTCACTTATGTTAGCAGGAGCATATAACTCATCCATATAATCTAACACAATGACAACTGGATGCATATTTTTTGATTGCATCGACAACACAATATTCTCTATGTAAACATAATCCACTATCTCATCTGATAAAGATATAATATAGAAGTTATCCACAGCTTGGAATAATTGTTTCAAAGGAGTATTTTTTTCTTTTGGTATTGTTAATGTGCAATCATTTAGTAATGTGTATAATCTGTTCCTGATCTGAACGCTAGTATTTTCCAGTGATATGTATAAAACAACTGGTTTTTTACCATACCAATCTTTATAGTAGTTTTCAAATGCTTTTAGGAAAACTGAAAATCCTACTGCCATGTTAAGTAATGTAAATGATTTACCCTGTCCCAATCCTGCGGCAAACAGATAAAGATTATTAACATAAAATCCTCCTAATACTAAATCTAGCTCTGGTATCAAACTAACCAATTTCAAATCAGATATTTCTGTTACATTTAATAAATCTTTTGCATTGAAGATTTTCTCTGTTAGCTCTTTATCTCTAACTTCATTAAGATCAGATAACAATTCACTAACAAGCATTTCAACTTTATTATAGTCATGTATTGGATGCTGGAGTAGTTGAATCTTCTCATATACCTTAGCAATAAATTGTATTTTATATAACCTATCCAATATTGTTGATTGCAATTCATCGAGATTTGCTACATCAAATAGTTTGTAATAAAACTCCAATGGCTGTGATAGTTTGAAATCATGTTCTGGTATACCCTTATTCACAAATGTATTTAACATTGATAATAAAGGTTTTTGCTCCTCAGTTGCAAGCATACTCCAATAGGGTAGAATGTTTTTGATTAAATCTAGCATCTTTTTATTTTGTAATGCACAGAAGAATGATACTTCAATCACATATGTTGATGGTTTCAATAACTCTAGCAAACCAAGCATGATTATAAATTTAGAGTGGATGCTAGAAACAACTAATCTAAATTTAATGTCATGGATATCAGAAACGCAGTAAGAAAGATTTATTTAATGAATCAGATTCCGATTGAAATCAGACATATGTTACAATTCATAAAGATTGCAGAAGCATCATTATCTGGTGTTCCCATAATAGTAAAGGATGATTGTATCATTGTAAATAGAAATGTAATAAAGGATGAATCTACATTATTAAAATATCTAGTTCATGGAGCAATGCATATAATCTTCAACCATATAAAGAGATATAACAATGTTAAAGAAATTATTCCACCTGATATTTACAACATGGCCGCTAATGCATTTATTAATGAGATCATATATCAGTTAGCATATAAGATTGATAAATTTACCACTACAAAAATTTATGCTAACAAAAATGAAAAAATTGAAGATATCAAAAAAATGTTTAAACTAGGCAAATCTTCAGATTTGGGAGATTTTCTGAAGAAAGATATATTCCTAAATGACATTGAAGAACTATTTGGTATTAGAATAGAAGATGCTTTAGCAATGACAATAGAACAATTAGCATATGAAATATACAAAAGAATGCAACAAAAAGAAGATAAAGGGACATCTATAAATAGCGAAAGCAATTGCAATACATGTTCTGTTAAACAAGAAAATAATATACAACATTATAATTATATGACACTTGATTTTAACAATATGATAGATGGTGAATTGATACAAGATGCTCCGGATATAACAGATGATATGAGACTCATTTTGATTAATAGAGTATTGGAAAGCATTAAAGATGTAGGAACTAACCGAGGAAATTTTGTAGAATTGGTCAAAGCAAAAGAACATTCACAATTCGACTGGAGGAAATATCTTGAAAAATTTGCTAGAGATTATGATTTATATGGTAAAAAAATTTATGATGTGAGAAGAACTCCTATGAAGATCAATAAACTAAATCCTGATCTATTGGGAACAAAATTTATGTATAAAGGTTATCCCAGATATCTTTATGCAGTAATAGATACATCCGGATCAATTCCAACAGAATTTCTCGAGGATGTGTTTGGTAAATTCTCAAAATTAATCAAGATGAGCAGAATAAAAGTATACTACTTTGATGTAGACTTTTATGGTCCAGTGATATTAAGAAGCAAAAAAGATTTTGAAAATATTGAAGTTCGTGGAAGAGGCGGAACAAGTCCCAAAAAAGTGTTAAGTCATTTAAAGGATAAAATGAATGATAATGATGTTATGATATTTATATCTGATTTTGTGTTTGATAGAAATGATATAGTCTTTATTCCCAAGAATTCACTTTGGATTAAATACGAAAGTATAATAAACATTAAAGCTGATAGAGATCCATACAAATTATTCTGATTTTTTTGTTTACTGTAAATAGTAGAGACAATCAATCAAACTTATATCTTTACTGAATTCAATAATAAACGGAAATTCAACTACTTCCTTACTAACTACTTTTACATAAACACCATCATCCTCAATCAAGTAGTTATCTGGTTTAGTGCTTATATAGTTTTGTCCCACATAAGTTAATAAACCCTGATTTAACAAACTTCTATACTTTGCTATATTATCTATCTTTGTATGCATTGTATTTGTTCTAATTTTTTGATTTCTATTTATATTAACAACAGGTATTAGTTTTAGTTTATCAATATCTTTGTTCATATAGTTGATATATGTTTCCAAATTGTTTGATAACTTAAGTTTATAAAACTTAGTTTTGATAAACTTTATCTCATAATCTACTATCTCAAAAACATTATACCTAACTTCAACAGGAATACTACCTGAGAGATAAAGTAAATTACCTAGCTGTATGATCTCTGCATTTGCTATATGCAATAGGTTAGAGTTATTATCCAAGTAAAAGTTTGTTCCTATCTTAATGAAATTCTCTGGGCAGAAAATTTTCATTAGATTTGAAATCGCTTTTCAAATAAAAAAATATTACATTCTGACTGCATAATAGGTATTGTGGTTTATTTGTAAGTCTCTTATCTCTGTATCTGTGTATGGTAATAGCATAGCAGATGATACAAGTCTATACGATTCATGTATGTAAACTAACAGATTATCTTTTAACATATTTTCTAACTGTTGTATATCAAATGCATTTTTACAAATATGATAGCATATGGTTTCACCTCTTAAACATAGAATGTATGGTAGATGAGTAAAAGCTAAACTGGTATCTGATGTAGAACAAACATAGGTATTTGGACATGTGTCTTGTAGACGAGCAAAAGCTAAACTGGTATCCGATGTAGAACATACATAGGTATTTGGACATGTATCTCTTGGTTCTCTTGGTTCTCTTGGTTCGGTCAAGCTCGATGCATTATAATAGTTTACGAGCATAAACTTATTTGTTTGTAAGCTATCACTTGTTATAGCCGGTGTTATAAACAATTCTTCTATTGTACGATCGAACATTTCTCTAACAATATACTCAGAGGTAAAAGGTAAAGCTAAATTCAGTTTAAAATCTATCTCATAGTATCTGTTTGTCGGGATATGATGTATATGAAAACTGACTTTACCTTCTAGCAATGCTTTAATAGTTGGCTTATATATATATGTTAGCTCTCTGACTAAAATATCTCCATACTCTGTATCGCAGCTAATATTGATTCTGTTTAGAACTTCATTGCTCATAATTTGATACAAACCAGGTCCAATACGTAGCAATAAAAATGTTAAATCATCATATTTTATTTCTTCCTCAAATGGTAAATCAGCATCTATAATCCTATATCTTGTTTGCGGACATATGTCGAACTCATATAGAGTTATGATTTTTTGTTCCAGAGTATCTTCTAACTCAATATTGTATGATAGTACACTAATTGGACTTATGAAATGTTTCCGTCTTTTTGTTCCCAGATAGCTGTATTTCCATATACCTGTTAAGGTTTTGTTTCCTTCTCTTATAGTAGCTGTACATAAATTTTGTATGTTCTCTGGTAAATTATATTCAACTTTAAAACTATCAAAATCATAAACCAAATCATCAATGTAGTTTGAATAGATTTTGCTTAGAGGTATTTCTTCAAATTCGTAGAATGCTAAGGAAAAATAATGTAATTGTCTATCCAGTTCAAAATTATTAGGTAGTTTGATAGCATAAACGTTTATATCTATACCGTTAGCTTTGGCATTACGTAAAACAATATTACCACCGAACAAACTATTTCTATTGTCAAATATAGTATCATATGTATCTACGTGCATACCTCTTGGATAAATGGATGCAAATCGAGTTATTGTAGCAAGAAATGATTGTATGTTATATAAATCTTTGTTCAGATTTTGATTATCCATAAAATTGATGTAAAGATTAGCTAGCAATATAGGGCGCTCTAACTGCTTTTTAAATTTCTCTGATATGATATCATTATAAGGATTAAAGAATTCTCTGTGACGATAAACTTGTGCTCTAATTTTAACCTGATTATTATCAAATAGTAAATTGGTATCAACAGTTTTGATATAGTATGGAGTAACAAACCCATACAAATTCCTTATGTAGTTTTGTTTAAATACATCATCTATTGATATTGATGTCTCGTGTTCCAAATAACTTGAGTTCGCTAAGCCAAATAAATATATGTAGAATTTATCAGTTGCTTGTACTTGTTGTTTGTTGAGAAAGTCTTGAGTTAACAATAAAAAGTAGACAAAAGGTTTATTTGCTTCTAGCTGATAGTAGTCTACTCCCTTTTCAACAACGTAATGTAAATTTTTTATCTGAGGATAGTTACTAAAATACAGATTGCCAGGTATTAGTTCACTATTTTGATATCGTAATACAACGTAATTATTAGCATAACTAATATCTAGAGTTTGTTCTAGATTTTTAGCTATTGTTGTCATATCATCAAACAAAAACCTATATAGATATAACCTATCAAATTTGTAATCAGTATGTAAATTAGGTAGTTGGTTATTGAAGTAACATGTAGCTATATGAAAGCCAGGTATACAATCAACTAATGCGAGTAATGTTTTATTGTATTCATGTAGTTTAGTATCTTTAATTCCAAAAACACTTCTTTCAATGAGAGTATCTGGACTATTGTTAATATTTTCATTTGAAAATCCAAATGCAAGATAATTATATAAACTAACAAGAGTGTTCTCTTGCATCTTATTAACCCGCTGAAGCTAAGCGCTAAAATGAAGTATAGCAATAGAAAACAAAAAGGTAAAAAGTTTGAAGACAAGATTGCAAACATACTACAAAATTGGTTAGAAGAATGGAGCAAAATAAAACCTAACGATGATCAACTAAAAGTTAAGAGATCAAGATCGTCAGGTTCTAGCAAAACAGATAAAGGTGATATTGATTTTGGATTATATTATCAGATATTTCCTGAACTTGTGGATATAGTTATTGAATGCAAGAAATGGAAACAATTTCATAATCCCATTAAACAAAAGTCATTAATAAGAAGATTGTACAATCAATACATTTCAAAACATAAAGACAAAAAGATGTTTCTAGTGATAGCGGGTAATAGAAGTCCAATATATGTTGTTTGCAATATGATGTATATTAATGTTAGTGAATATGTAACTCTATTTGATGATTGTGGGCTAATATCTTTAAATAATTTCAAACAAGTGTTATCTTGTATGCTAAACATTAATAGCAATCAAAAAACATGCTAACATTGTTTTTACTAATATTCACACTCATAAATATTTCCTATGCAAATGATTGTAGATCTCTAGCTAGACATGTTCAATATTACACAAAGATTATGGTAGCTGATGATGCTCCTTGGTGGTACGTACTTGGTTTAATTCAAGCGGAAACAGGATGTAAATGGAGAACATCTCTAGACGGACTTGGTTCTATTGGTTTTATGCAATTAACTCCAAACCTTATACCAAAAGAAGTTATAACTCAATATAACATTTATAGCTATACAGGAAACATACAAGCAGGTATACATTATTTGTTTAATATCTTGCATGTTAAAAATCCAAGTGCCACAGAAAGCAGAGAGAAAAGATTATGGTTAACGATGCAAATGTATAATGGTGGTAATTGGCCATTAATTGAATGCAAAAGAGCTAAATCTTTTGATCACAGTGTTTGTTATGATCAATGTATAAATTGCAAGAACTATGGATACACTAAATGCAGAGGTAAAGTTTGTGTTTGGAGAACTGAACATGGTTGCAAACAATACAGACATGCATGTGACATAAATTACAGTTACTCACAAAAAATATACAAGTACGGACAAATTTACAAAAATGTTATTACTGAGCGTTGGAGGTATTGGTAAGAGCTCCTAACCAGAAAATATCATCTGTTAGTATAAAAGCATCAATTAATTTTTTGATTGCATATATAGATTTGTAAACAGTAGTATTTGCTACGTTTTCATCAATTACTTGATTAACTGGATCATATATAGTAGAGATAACTTGATCAGATATATAAAACCTACGATAACTTCTATATATATACTCAACTTGCACCTCAACTAATGTGTTATCTGCTATATTGCCTTGCAGTATGTTAGTTATAGGATCTCTGCTTGGAATAGCTCCCAACAAAAGTATACCTGATAAAGGAGATTTTAAATCTGGAGTTGTTGTAAATATAAATATATGTCCATAAGGAATTTCAAGAGCACTATAGGAGTCATAACTTGCCTGCTGAACAAAAGAAAACCATAAGCTATGTATTTTTGATACAATAGGGTTCATCATTTCAAGATATGAGATAGATATAGTTCCTGCTAAGTTAGTTAGATATGGTAATTGATAGTTTCCAGCATGAGTCAACATATCTATAGTTTGCAAACTCTTATCATCAAATGCAAAACTTATATTAGAGAATATAGGGCAAAGCAAATAATTGTTTTTAAAGTAGTATGGTGTTAAGATACCTGTTTTACTAACTAAAATATTTCCTCTTGCTTCTACAAATTCTGTGCCGATTTTTGTTTTTCGAAAATAATCTTCAATATATTTTTTAAGTAGAGGATTATATATCAAAGCAAATCTATAAGGATAGTATCTTGTAAGCTCTGTTAGATAGGCTATGAATTGCAAAGCTTTCGCTTTTTTCTCCATTTAGCTGATGCTAACAAAAAAATATTATGCTGCACGATAAGCTAGAGCTGCATCTTGAGCCGTTGGTCCTTGTCTAACTCTGTTTACCATAGTGATAGCATTACCACCTGTTAGCATTGATCTTATACGTGTGAAAGCAACAAGTAGAAATACTCCTGTTGAAAATATCGCTATAAATTGTATAAGCCCTGGTAATTGCCCGAAATTCTGAAATAAATAAGCAACACCACTGAATATAAATTTCACAACCTGATAGCCAGTTTTTACTATCGCAAGAAAGGTATTAGTAGTGTCTAGCTTTCCACCAGACATTGCGTAAGCTATAATTACCATAAAACCAATAAATGATAATATACTTAAAATCGATAAAATACCTGATAGGAAACCTTGTCCAAATTTATCAAGTATGTAGTATCCGATCCAGAGGATTGAATACAAACAGAGTACACTTATAACTAAGGCTAAATTCGGATTAGAACTTGCAACAGTATTAAAATCTGGAATAACTGCTGAAGGAATAGTAAACTCTTTTTCAACTATTTGCTCAATAGATTCCTGTTTTAAATTGTTTTTACTATTAAGCAACTTTCTTATTGCAAAGGCTATAACTAATCCTATACCAGCACCAATAGCTATTCTTGGAAGTATAGCTGATTCACTTACTTGAGATGTTTGAGTTGTAGTATCAGCAGGTGGTGTAAGTTGCATTGATTGCTGACCATGTATAACATCTGTTGTTGCTGATGTTGTTGTCTCTTCAATTCCCTTTCCAATACCAAGATGATTAATAATAGATTTGAATGTAGATGAAACTTTTCCTAAAACTTGATCAACTCCTTGAATTGAAGTAATATAAGGAATGACAAATTTAAGTAGTATTATACTTAAACCTGCACCAAGCAGAAACACTAGTAGGAATTTATTGGTTATAACAGCTCGTAGAACTCTAAAGAGATTAGTTATAACCACTTTGAACACAACCACAGGAAGCTTTAGTGCACCACGATTTGATATGGTATTATTTTGATTTCCTGTTTGTTCTTGTTTTACGGCAGTTATTATTGGTTTCATGAACTCAAAGATTGTCCTATCAACTTTTACTTCTTCACCATCATCAAACATCAATATAACACTTTGATCTTCCTTCTTTATAGCTACTATTCCACTACCTTCGTTTAATTGTTGTTCGCTAAAATCAAATTCCTGAGCAAACTCTTTAACAGCAGTTCCTTTGCTAACTAAGTTAACTGGATTTAGTGATATTAATCTACCCTCTGATATAAGTTGATCGTTATAATACACTTCGACTTTTCTTTCTGCTTCCTTAAAAATCATTTTAATTTTACCGTTTGGATTTTGGTTAATTGAATCTGCTAGCTTTGTTTGTATTTCCTTAACTTGTTTTTCGTCTTTAAATGTAACAACTCTATTTACATTACCTTCTACCTCTACTCTAATATCAGAAACGGGTATACTGGTTTTACCTATGGCTACATTTTTTATATGTACTGTTGCATTACTAGATGTTTGTTCAAGTAATACATCTAATATATCTACATCATCTGTAAGAGCAACTTCTTGTTTACTAGTGTATATTTTGACATTTTTAAGTATTTTCCCAACATTGTAAGCTATTACTAGATCACTTGCTTGCAATGAAGCCATAACCTTGTTAGCTTTTTTACCTATTTAGCATCTATTTACAATGCGTAGACAAAAATATATCATCAATCGTAAAAGTGGATCAAGTCAACCAATATTGATTAGCATGCTAGATGTAAAAGAAGATAATCCTATTCGTAAACTCGACTACATATATCCAGGAGAAATTATTGAGTTAGATGAAGAAGAAAAGAATAATTGTGAAGCGATTATGGCAGATATAATACTTGTTCCTGTTAAAGCCGAAGATGTAGTATAATTTTACATGCTTGATGGATAAATTTTTGTGGGTTGTATTAGAAATCTGAGATAATCCTGTTTTATTTGTTTATATTTCTTTAATGTTGTTCCCTCTATTTCAGTGTCACTAATTTTAGTCATTATATTTTTTAAATTGTTTCTCAAATCCAATAATATAACATAATATCTTATCATGAAGGATAAATACAATATTGTTCCATATAGTGGAGACGATCTAACCAATCTATTATAACTATCACGAATAGTTTTAACAATCATGGATATATACAAAATCATTGTTACAGCAGCAAAATTGTAATCGCTATCATACTTGTCTGCTTTTGTAAGTATGTTAATACCATCAAGCAACAAATTTAATAAATCATCAGGTGTATAATCCAAATACAGTAAGAAGTAAGATATATTGTAATCCTTTGTTGTAATAGCAGATTCTATAAAACTATCTATTGTCACATCAGAACTAGGTTTTATCTGAGCATAATTTTCATCAAACAAAACTTTTTGTTTAATAAGCTTTAAGGTTGCATAGGTTCCAGCCCTAAGTCCTATCAGAGTTGCAATATCTGAACTATTTAAAGTTATATTTAATCCATGTTTTGCATAAAATTGCTTTATGTTTGTGTATAGATTGTTAACAAGAGTTTCACTAATATCGTTTGCATTAACATGTATGTCAAATACATACTTGTAAAATTTCTTGTTTATTTTTTGATTTAGTATGAGATCATTCAAACTTCTTACTCCTAATCTATTTATCAATACCAATAGCTTGTTTCTTAGCTTAGATGATATTGGCTTTTGCTGTGCAAGCATAAATTTTGTGCTAATCAGTAAGCAACTACCAACATGAAGCAATATTTTTATATAGTTGACTTGATTAGAAATATATATTGTTCAAGTTGTAGTAATGAAGACTCAGATAATATTGATTGTTCTGTTTTAGTTGAGAACATACTATATAACAATCAAAAAGACGAACTTTTCCTTTTACATTTAGGTTTTACCAATAATATTTGCTTGAATTCTACAAACAGTATGAGTACAATTTGTGATTCGGTCTATGAGATTAATAACAGATTTTTGGAATACAAAAAACAATTTTACGATTTTCTAAAACAATCCTATACCATACATACAGATACATTCATATGTATAAATGATAATGTAGAAACATCAATTTGTTTTGTTTCACAAAGAGATAAATATGTTTATGATTTGCTAGATTATATTGAACAACACAATAAACAGATGGCAACTATTTACAAAATTTTATACTTGATGTTACATGAGATTGATAACAGATTTTTGGAATACGAGGAACAATTTTACGAACAATCCTGTACCATACATACAGATACATTCATATGTATAAATGATAATGTAGAAACACCAATTTGTTTTAGTTCACAAATTTACAGGTCTGAGTGTTTAACAGGTGATTCTTGTAGAATTCTATTGGATATAATAGGATTTTATGATCATGTTTACACTAACCTAATACGATCTCCGTATTGCGATAACGCTATAAGCGGAGTTAAGGATTTACTAGTAGGAATTGCTATTCTACCTGAAACGATACAGCCTACCATTACAAGAGATCAATACTTACAATCCTTGGAAGCATTGCTAACAAATACGCCATCAGGAATAACTATAACATTTGGTAATGTCTCAAATCAGTTAATTGAATTTCTAGCTACACTGTTTGCTACTAATCCAAGAGCATACATATACTACACAACTTCATTTGACATAGAAGATGATAGATTAACAACTTTTGCAAATGAACTATCAAATAACCTATCTACATATCTTGATGAGAGTCATCCGTTATACAGAGATTTGTTAGTAGTGTTATTATCCACAAACCTAGCCTAGCAAAAAAAGAGATTTTTTCATATTCTTGCTACTTTTTTGTACTTTTTATCTTTTATCTTACCATAGCGTATGAATGCGATGGTGTATATTTGTCCATCAACTCTTAATTGAAATGGAGTTTCATATCTGAAATAAAAAGGTACATTTAAGCCATAATAATTTGTTTCTATATCTTGTATAATATAAACACCATATGGAGACATATTTTTCAATTGTTTCTGTAATTCTTCATCTATCAGAAATACCTCTATTATTTTTTCATGTTTGTTTTCGTCAAATCTTGTTATGAAATGGATTTTATATTGATTAATGTTTAGAGGTAATACAACATTCCTGACAGTGAATGGCGCGCATAAACCCAATTTGCCGCTCTCACGATCTCTGACAATCGTATAGAGTCCTTGTCTTAAAGTAGAAGTACTCATGTAATATAAATTTAGACAAGTTGCTATACTTACACTACTATAACGGGTATAGGTGGAGGAGATACTTTCAATTCCTCTATTATTGTTCTCAGTTCATCCATACCCTCTTGTTTTATATCATATGCTAGTGTTATGCTTCCAAATGGAGTGTCGAAACTTTGATATTTTGTACGTATATTGCCTATTGCTATTTTAACGTTTGCAAGAGCAAGAGCTTTAACCAAATATTCAAGACTGTTTGGGACATCCGATAAATCATCTTTGTAACTGCAACTATACATTACAACTATATCAGACATTGGTTGACTGTATAGTTGTAATTTGTTTGGAGGTATGAAACTAAATCTAACATCATATATATAGGAGTAACTATCTATAATTCTATTCGAAACAAATTCTTGAGCAACTATCAAACTTTGTTGATTAGCCAATAATAACGGATACAGAGGAAATGGCTTCGTGCTAACATGTAATATATTAACAACTTGTTGTTCAGGTAATTCCACAGTCCAAGTTGTATTATCAAAATTTGCTTGAGGTATTGTTCTGATCTTAACTTGTGGAACATATTGGTTTAGTATCGATATGACACTATTTTTTATGATGTTCTGTATTTGTTGATCATCTATCTCCAAATCAATTGCATAGCCTGTTAGCATACCTTTTACATACTCAACTACTTCTGTTATATGCATCTACATTTGTGCTGTAATAAAAAAAGATTACTCATTGAATAAAACTTTCTTGTAAACTTGATATACATTATTTACATCAGGTTTGAATATATAACTATCAAAGCCAAACTTATCGCTATAGTAGGATAGTTTTTCAAATTCATAACTTCTGCGGAATAATCTCTTAATTTCATCATAATCGTGAGCAATGATATTCCAAGTTTCCATTTCTCCGATTCTTTGTGGATTAGTGTATTCATTGTTTGTTATGCCTGCTCCTGTTACTTTGCTTGATGCTAAATGTTCTAGTTTTAATATAGTTTGATAACCCACATTGATGCTAACATCATAATTGTCTACTCTAACATAATCTATTTCCTTGACATTATAGTCTTTGGCTAATTGTTTTATCTCTTCTGCATTCAATTCACTAAAAGGTGGTTGTATGATGCTCAATCCATATTTTGTTAGGTTATACTCCAATAAATCCCATCTTTTAGTTAAAACATTGTCAATTAAATGATGAAATGAACTTCGTTTTTCAACTCTCTTTAAAAAGTCTAGCAACATTTTTTGAGCTTTATCCCTCATATTCCTATTAAGCAAATCTAATACCTGTTGTTCAACCTTAACGACAATTTTTGCAAGCAAATTTTCCATTAATTGGCCTAGGTTCATTCTGGATGGAACAGAAAGAGGAGAGAACAATATATCTAATATCTTTCCGTCTTTTGTTTTGGGCATTTCTTCATCAGGAACAATCAAGCCAATGACTCCTTTGTTTCCATGTCTATTTGTTAGTTTATCTCCTATTGTTGCTTCTCTGGTAACATAACCAATTATTTGTATAACAATAGGATATTTTTGTGTAGGTTCTGTTTCTAATTTTGCTAGTTTGAATGGTTTCTTTGCTTTCTTGATGAATTCTGCTACTGATGCAGGTAATCTGTAATTTGGTAGAGCTTTAACTCTTACATCAACTACAAGCAAATTGTCAACATTAATTTGTTTTCGTTGTAATACACCTGCTTCAATATACTCATAGGATATTAGTGTATTGTATGTTTTACCTGGTATTGGTATCAAACTAATAGTATTGTCATTACTACTGATATGTTTTAATTGACTATTTGCAGGCAATCTAATAATAAATACTTTTCTCTCGATATGTTTTAGTCTTTTAGCAAAAGATTCAGATATTACTACGGCATCTTGATAGTTGAAACCATAGTAAGACATATAACCAACTAAAGCATTTACTCCTAGTTTGAGCTCAGGACACCAACCACCGCTAACAATATCTCTGACAAAACATATATGATAAGGATTGTATGCAACTTTTAATTTCTCATCATATTTTAAAAACATAGCATTAAACTTCAAACCTTCATCTGTTTTAACTATAAATTCATCAATTTTCTCAAAAGTATTTGTCTCAATGTAAAAGCTTTCTGCTTTCTTAACAATTACATTCTCAAATCCAGTTCTTATCCTCGGAATTTCAGCATTAACCAAAGGTAGAGATTGTCTTAGATGGTTGGAAGCCATCTGCAATCTATTTGGATCGTTAAATCTTAGAAATGGAACGCATAACATAGTAGCAGTTAATAACTGTGTCGGTTTATATGTCAAATTACTCATACAAAAAAATTTAGATCAAGTGTAACAACTTTTGTAATATATTGTCTCTCTTTTTATCTGTTTCTGATAGCACACATATTACTTCATCGGGATAAAATAACTCCTGATAGTATAGGTTAATTGTTAACTGACCTGTTAGCTTAACATAGGCATTATACATATCAGCAAAGAAAGAATAGGGTATAGCTTCTCTTTTTCCATTTGCCACATAGAGTGTAGCAACAATCTTTAAATAAACTGGATGTTTAATCATGTAGTTAAATGCCTTATCATACTGTGAATCTTTAACAAAAGCATTTAATACTTCATCACGCCCATAGTTTATAAATGTATCAAACCAAGTCTGATAATAACTTTTTGTAAAGATTTGTTTTCTACTGTTATATAACAAATCATAATAACTATCTGCAATTTTATAATACTCCAACCTAGGGTCTATGTTTGAGAAAACAAGTTTGAAGAATCGTTGTATTATTGTATCAAATTGTTCACAAAATTCTTTTGGTTTTACTGTAGCAAAATAATGAACAGTTTCATGTATTAATGTTTGTATAATTCTCTTATTAATATGTTGGTTTGTATGCTTGGATACTATGTAGTTGTTATCTAGCAACAAATAAATCTTTTTATTCTCTGGACTATGGAAACCTAAAACCATAGGACCTCTAACTATTAAACCAAGAAAGTATGTTATAGTTCTGCTAATCAAATCTCTGTCATATGTTATAACTAATATGTTGTTATCTATAAGATGATTGTATATCTTGCTTAAATATGGGTTGTTTTGTTCTGCAACTAAGTTATCAACAAAGTCTTTAGCTGCTGATGAACTAAGCATATGTTTAAAACTAAACTCTTCTATTGCTTTCAATTTAGAATAGTTTTGTTGTAGTAAATCTATCATTCAAAAAATGTGCTCATTAAATTTCTACTTCAAGATATTTTTTACTCTCTCTAAGATCATTACCTGTAACTGGTATAACAAAACTTAGTTTACTGTTTATCTTGAGACCAGCTATGTATGCTTTAGTTGCAGCATCATTATCAACAATTACTGTAATATTGTCAAACAAAGGTTCAAAGTCTTTTATAATTTCATACCATTTACCATTTAACACTAAGCAAGTTATTGGTGTATCTACACTTGTTAGTAAATGTTCTGCATACAATATCATATCAGTTAATCCTTCAGAAACAAGTAGTAAATTTTTTCTGCTTAGATTGTATGATTGATAAAACTTTCTATCAAAGTTGTATGGTAGCAATGTAAACAAACTATATTGTAGAGCTTGATAGCTTTTACCTATTGCTAGATAGAGATTCATAAACCTTCTTTCTGTTTTGAAGTTATGTAACAAACTCAAATAATCATATCTGTAAATTACTCTACTACCGATTGTAAATACGACTAGTGAATTATCCAATCTATCTTTATGTGGTAGCAAATAATCGTACACTACATCATACATAGCAATCGGTAATTGATGTAATACATGTTCACTGATATTGATTTGCTTTTTGATGAAGTAATACTCTAGCTCATTTCTATACCTAGCAATAGATTCTTGACTTAATTTTTGTTTTAGTTTTTGCATCTCAATGTAAGTTATATCTAAGTTTATTTGTTTTGATTTTTGTAAGCTAGTATTACTAACTATAACATTACGTAATTGGTTTATTATCGGATTTACATCAATTGAAAATCTGTCTCTGATTTTGGTTAGCAGATAGGCTAGCGAACCACCTTCATAACATCTTGCACACCAAAATACCATCAAATCTGGTTCAATATACAAATGAGCATGCATAACATTTTTAACACTGTCTCCACAGAAAGGACACCGTATTAATATGTGATTTCGTTTGTAATAAATAGGCTTATATACATAGTAGTTAAAGATATTCCTAACGTCTAGCATACAAAAAAATTTAGGCGGCTTGTTTTTTTGCATCCAATCTAAATTTTCATTTATGCCAACAATAAAAGTTTTTGACGTAAATTCACTATATCCAAATCTCATGGTAGCAAACAATATTCTAGATGTTCATGGATTTGTATCAGGATCAAACATAAAAAACGAAGAGAAATACTTGCAAGAATTGTTATGTATTGAAACAAATAATGAAGCTGATTTATCCTATTGGAATAATTTTGCAAAAGGTAGGTTTGCAGGTAGGATATTTGGAACATTGTTTTGGTTTGGATTGTATGATGAAATTGTCAAATACAAATGGTTTATAACAACAAAACGATTTACCAATCATGAAATGAATGGACAAGATTTACTGGACTTAATACAAAACAAAAACATAATTGTTACTCCTAATGGATTACTAACAAATGGTAATCAGTTATCTATCTTACTAGAAAAGACTTTAGTTGAATGGATTAAAATGAGAGATATATATAAGGCAAAGGCAAAGCAAGGCGATCAAGTTGCAGATCTCATACAGAATGCAACCAAACTTGCCATGAATAGCATGTACGGTGTCTTCGGAACAGATTCATTTCCATTCTACAATATATACATTGCTGAAGCCATAACAATAACAGGACAATATATATCTCTAACAACATCAGCTTTGATTAATCGTTATATACAAACAAAAAATATTAATGATTTGTCTGTTAATATAAATGATTTTATTAGCGCTCGTAAAAAGTTTGATGCAAATACTCAATTCATAATGTATAACGATACAGATAGCTTCTTTGTTTACGATAAATATGATATTTTGCATGAAGATGTTTTGAATAATAGTATTTTACCCTTGGTTTACACTTATGCTCATAGATTTGCTACAAACACATACAAACAAAAAGTACTAGCACATTATCCAAAAGTTAAATTGGAATTTGTTGGAGACTCTGCATTTGGAACAGGAGTTAAGAAGAGATATTTCCTATATAACTCTCAGACTGATGAGTATAAGCTAGCAGGCTTTTTGAATAGACAAAATCCAGACTTTTTGAATGAGTATTTGATAAATCTGTTTAAACGTATATGTAGAGGAGAGGTTAAGTTAACTATGTTGGAACATATCATAAAAATGGAGTTAATAAGTATATTGAAAGATTATAATGCAAATCTTGATCTTACAACATTACGAGATATATCAGGTATGGTTGCTTGGAAAACTACAACATTAACTAGCAATGATTTAATATCCATATTGAAAGCGGCTAAAAACAGAAGTGAAGCTGAAAAAATATTAAAGTCAATTGCACCGCATATCTTTGGTATGTTGCTATACAATCTAATAGTTGGTCCTGTGTTCAGTCATGGAAGCAGAGGTCTATCACTAAAAGGAAAATATTCACTAAAGTTTTTAAATGAGTTATCAGACAAATTGAGACAACATTTACCTTTGGATATTGTTATGCTTGTTGTTAATAAAGCAAAAAATGCGTCTGTGATTGTTGTTGAGGATAGCGATGAAGCAATAAACTTTGTTCAAAATTATGTAGTTGGCTTGGAACAAGAATATGTGAATAAATTCGTAAAATCAATCAAAGATATGCTTTAGTTTTTTTGCTGTTTTCTTGAGCAATCAAAATCAATGATTTTTGAACTACTAAATGTGGAACAATTTATTAAGGAGCATAATGCTCCAGCTATTATGGAACCATTACCTGCAAACTTAAATGAACAAAAGTTACTGAGCCAAATAAATGGATTGTACTCACAATATCTATTTGGTGAGAGAAAAAGTTCAAAATGGTTTGAGCAAATGGGATATATACCGTTGAATGTATATATCCCTAAGTTTCCTGTGTTGATGATTCTGGATAATTTACCCACAATCAGAGCATTCAGAAACAGACCAGATAGGATTTTAGCAATTGATGAAGAAGGGAATTTAGTTTTGGAAGATGAGAAAGAGATTAGCTACACAAATCATAAAATCTTGATGCAAGGCTTCGCAGACTTCTTTGAGAAAAACAAACTGATTAAATTGATTGAGTATATTGCTCAACAGAATAGTGTATCCGGTCAGTTAATAAATGAGATAATCAAATTATCAAACAATAAAGTTGAGAATTTGATAACAAACAAAATAATTGTGCTTCCTCCTGGTTGGAGAGATTACTCAAAGATAGACAACAAAATATCAATACATCCGTTAACAGATGTTTACTCAAAAATAATAGAACAAAACAAAACTTTTGAAGTTGGTAATGCTAATAGCTCAAAATTGTATAGGTTGATCGTTAAACTAATAGATTTGTTAGCAGAACAATTTGGAACAAAAACAGGTTTTATTAGAGAACAACTTGCTAGCAAAACAGTTAACTACACAGCAAGATCTGTTATTAGTCCTAATCCAAATCTTGAGATAGACCAAATTGCTATTCCATTTACAGCTCTGTTGCAACTATACAAGCCACAAATAATTAATAGCATACTAACAAAACACAAACAAGAATTTATAGAGATAACAAAAACTGCAAGACAAGAGATTAAACCTGCTGTTAATGATATAACTAAGCTTATAAACAAGATTTCCAATTATCCTACTCTGTTTCCACAAGAATTGATAAACTTCTTTAGAAAGGTTTTAGAGCAAGATGTTTTACCAGATGCTGTAGTGGTTTATAAAAGAGACCCAGCTTTGCATAAGACATCTTGGCTAGCAGCAAAACCAGTTATAGCAGATCAAGATACAATACAAATACATCCGTTAGCTTGTGCACCACTGGGAGGAGACTTTGATGGTGATAGCGTTGATGCAAATATAACAATTAGAGTCAAAAGCAAAAAAACAAATAAAATAACTTACTTCAGAGATTTACCAATAGGACTTGTAATAGCTATTCCAAAGCAATTCGTTGAAGGGAGTATAAATAATGAATAGTATAAAAAAGTTACATCAAAAGCAAATGATATAACAATACTAAGTAAAACAACTACAAATTATTTAGCAATGCTTGGATTCTAACATATCTAAATTTTTTATTATGTATAAAATGTTACTAAACAGTTTAGCTGAGGTTAGAGCCTTCTATAAGCTAACATCAAATCTTAATGAAACTGATTTTGAAGATATTGTTGAAGATGTGTTTAAACATGAATATGACATACCTGACATAATCTTATTCAATAGAATCTTCCTTGCTATGCTGCAAATAGGTAGATATGATTACGCAGAAAAGATGATAGACACACTGGAGCAAAAAATTAATTCTTATCCATCAAAGGATATTATACTTGATATATACCGTTTTATGTATTATTCATTCAAGGATGATCCCAATCAAAATACAATAAATGTCTTAACATCGATTTTAAAACGACTTAACAATGAGTTAAACATATTATTAAGACAATTTGGTTTGGAAAATTTAGTTTTATCTAATATATTGAGTAAACACTATAAAATTATTGAGATCAACCTGGGATTAAAATTAAACGAGTCAGAATTATTAAATCTCGATAAGAGATTGTATCATCTATATAGATACATAAATGCTTCTGATTTGAATATAGAAGATTTAACTGAAGCATTAAAACTAACTCTTGATTATAACTTACCATCAAGAAAGATTTTCCGTATGATTGCTAGTAAAACATTGTTATTCATAAACAAAATTAAACAGAATAAAAACTATGATGTTTTGTTAATGTTAATATTGTTCAGTTATGCGTTGGATGATACACAAGTTTATGTTGATATGTGGAGTTTACTTGATGATGCTAACAAATCAAAAGTAAATCATTTGCTAAAAGATTTAGATGAGCTAGCAGAAGCAATAGAATAATAAATTCTATTTTTTTGTGAAGCTAACTCCTTGAGTTACTTTTGTTTCATAAAAAAACTGAAAAAATGGATAGAAATGAAAATATTGATCATAAAACTTCGCTCATTACTAAATCAAACCCAATTTCTTGCAATTCCTGAATGTCTTTAATTATTTGTCCTTCTTGTAATCTCTTTTTTAATACAAAATGTAACCCTATATCTCCCGAAACCATTTCAACTTGAATTCTATTTATTGGAATGTCTATCCCTAACAACATTGACAGCAATTTCGCTGTTGATTCATGTCCGATGGCGGATATAAATTGATTCTGATTAACTAATTGTCTCGCCTGATTCACATCAATCCTTTTAATCTTAACGGTATAAGAATCTGCTAATTGCCAATTCAGTGGTATAATTTGTGAGTTGAAAACGTACAACATACTAATATATTTAGATCCGTTGTAAAACAATCTTAAAGTGACAATAAATAACACCACATCCACTCTAAATTTTTAGATATGCTAGTCAGAAATCCAAATCTATTTGCTAACATTGATATGGCTTTGAAATATTTTGGATTTCCTTATGATAAAAATGTTAACTTTAAGCTCCCAAAACAAATTAGCATTAATACAAACAAAAAATTTATCATACAATCCATAAATGGTATCAATCATGCAATTGTAGATCCAAAATCTGATTTGGCTTTGACATCTATTCTCTACCTATTACACTGTGTAAATGATGAATTAGAAACAAATGATTATTATGTTGTTCCCTTTGAGCAATTATTAAACTTCTTTGATAATTATGATGTATTAGGATTAGCTTTTGATAGAGTTGGTATGGCTATTAGTATGAGTAAACAATATCCAATTGTTTTAAAGGAGCCTTCATTAATAACATACAAAAGTAATTATACTGTTAACAAAGATTTGTCTCCAATGGTATATTATGGTTCTTTACCTTTAGCATATTTCACTTATCATACCATTAAACTACTGTCATCAAACAAATACAATACAGAAACAGATAGACATATAGCTATACTGATCATATACCTATTATATGATTACACTGTATCCATATCAACAGAAATCAATTCTGTGATAAATATAAAAAATGTTCCTCAAAATAAAAGAGTAGATAGTAAATTCCTAAAATACAGAAACTATTTGTTATTGAAATTGTCTCAGCAACAGATTTGATTTTTTCATTGCTTAGAATGTTAAGCTACAAGTAAATGCTTAGAGATGATTTACTTAAGGTTATTCTAAACAGCGATGAAAACGTTGATGAATCATCCTCAATAGTTCCGTTACCCATAGAACAAAAAGATAAAGAGATAGTAGAAATTCAAATGAAAATTATAAATGAAGCGAGTTCGACAATAGATGAAAATCTATTATCCTTTGCAAAAGTTATAAAATCGGTAGTAAAACAAGAACAAACAGAAAACAATAGCAAAAATGAGATTAAAGAGGATCAAACTTATATTACTGATGTGAAAGAATTTTATCGTAAGGCTTTGGAGTATATGCTCTTTGAAGATGTGTCGTTAGCTAAGGAGTATGAAAATATAAGCACATTGATCAATAACATAATAGTAACTGTTCAGGAAAAGATTGAACAAAATCTGCTACCAAAGTATTGTTACATCAAGGAAGATGATATAAAACTTCGGGTTGCTCAAATAGTGAATGAAGCCAAGAATGAACTAACTAATGATGAGCTAGAGAATATAGAATTAATGATTAGCATGGAAAATGCTATTGATGCTGATGTATATAGAGATGTGTTAACATCTGTTTATGTTTATGGTAAAGCTATTGATAAACTCTTTGTAAAAGAAGTATTTAAAGATGAATTTGAGTTAGTAAGTTATATGGCAGAAAGAGATATATTGCTTACAGAAGTAGCATCAACATTACTTGAAACAAACCAACCAATCTAAATTTTTTTGTATGAGTGAAATGCTTATAACCAAAAAAATTAATTTTGTTGCAGGTCACAGGGTACATTCGCAAAATTTACCAAAATCATTGGGACCAAATAAATGTAGATTTCTACATGGACATGAATATGTGTTGGAATTATTTATTACATCTGATCTAGATGAAAGCGGTATGGTGCTAGATTTCACATTTTTCAACTATCTAAACGATTTTATACAAAGATTTATCGATCATAAATTCATCTTGGATATAAATGATCCATTGTTTGAATCAATAACCGGAGTAACAAATAACAGACTAGATTGGTCTAAATGCTTAGTTTATTACACCATTACTGAGATGGATGGTAAGCTAGAGTTAGTATCAACAGATAAGGAAAAATCTCTATTTTCAAAATTCAATAGATATTATGAAGAATTTACCAATGAACATAAACAGAGCTTCATAATCGTTGATTTTGTTCCGACTGCAGAAAATTTATGTAATTGGTTTGTAAAAATATTTGATAGAATGAAAACTATAGGATTAATTCCAGCAAAAATACAACTTAGTAAAATTAGACTTTATGAGACACAGAAAGCTTATGTTGAATTGATTCTATGATTATTTTTTGATTGAACTTATTATTTAGCTAACTAAAAATATGTTGACAGCTGAATATCTTTCACCTTATAGTCTTTTGATAGGACAATATTTAGGAGTAATTAGAACCATTGTCAGCAATAGTAAAACAACCAAAGAATCAGCAATAGAAGATTTTGATGTATTTGATGATTTAGATGAGACAATAGTATTTGAAGCTTCAAAACAATCAGCAACAGTAAAAATTAATAATGTGGTTGTAGGTGAAGTAGATCTGCCAGTATCAGAAGTAGATGTTTATGTTAACGTAGCAAATCCATCAATACCATTCATAAAAAATCCTAAAGAATTTGTACATAGTGCTGCAGTAGTGGCTAATAGCATAGTTACAAATCCAGGTGAAAGTTTGCATATAATGATTGATCAATCTCATGTTAGATCAAAATATGGTGAGCAAGATGCTGTATTTACTATAGAGGTAATTAACGTTGAACAGGGTGAGGAAGCAAATGTTGAGTCTATGATTAATGTTGAATCATACTTTGCAGCTATTGCATCTTCCTATATATCCAAAGTTTATGGTGTAAAAATGGAACAAGATTCACAAGACATTTCGGAAAAGAAAGGAGCAGAGAACTTTAAGCAAGGTTGGGAAAAATTTAAAGCTGAAGTTAAAGAAAAAATAAAAGATAAGGTATTAACTCCCGAGGAAAAACGAATTCTACAAGATCCATTTGTGAAGGTTTATATGAAGGTTCGTGATATTATTGAAAGATTCATCCAAGAGGTAATTACATTCTTCAGCAAACTAAAAGCCGAGTTATCACAAATACTTTCAAAAATAGGATCACAGGTTGAATCTATAGTTAAGTTTATAAAAGATTTTGTAACACATTATCCAACCATCACAACAGCAGTTGCAACAGCAAGCATTGTCGGAATAATAATGCTTATTATGAAGAAGAGAGCTGTAAGAGTAGCAGCTAGAGAATTTGCAAGCATACCTAATGACAAACTTACATATGCTGTGCTAGATGATATAGCTAGTGTTCTTATTGTAACAAATCCTACTTTGGATGTCAAACAAGTAGCAAAAGAAGCTGTATCGATTTTCGAACAAGCTGGTAAGAAAGGAATAAACAATTACAAAAAGCTAGTAAGTAAATTTGTAAGCAAAGAAGCTTACGCAAAAGTTAGTCAGAGAAAAGCAAATCCAGGTATAATTCCAGCTCTAGTTGGTATATTGAAAGCTGCTACTCCAGTTGTTGGTGCTGGTATATTTGGTTTTATAATTGGCTTGCTTACAGCGTTGAATACAGATAAAATAGTGGAAGCTGCTAAACAAGCTCAAGATACTGCTGCTAATGTAGAACAAAAATCTGGTGAAGTTGTTGAAAAGATTGGTGATGTAGCAGAAAAAGTTCAAACTACTGGTAAATCTCTAATAGAGAAATTGCAGCAAGTATATTCCGATATACCTACTTTTGCCAAAGTTGGTATCGCAGGATTGATTGGTATAGGTGTAATATTGGTTGGAGCAAAGATACTACAAACGCTACATAAAAGACGCATCGTATCTACTTCTATGGATATAAACAAAGTTAAGCAAGATGTTAAGAATATGAATAATAGAGTATTTGCATTCGCATACGCAGGCAAATAATTTTTTTACAAATACACTAAATTTTTTGTCATGTATTCCAGTCTGACTTTGTTACAGGATGTATTATTCTCAAAACTACATTATCCTTATTTGTATTACGGACTTTACTATAGATCATCAGAATTTGGTAATGTTATGTTAAGTTTGTTAGATAGTGTTGATTCATTTGAAAAGATAATAACTTACATGTTATTGTTGCAAGCAAATTACACAACAGATATTGATTTTCATAATGTCGATTTGCTAGATAATATAAGGATAATATTATGCAAAAACATAAACAAAATTTTGCATCATATTATATTTTATGAGTTGTCTTTCAAAATAAAAACACTATTTTATTACAAACATAAAAATTCTAAGTTAATATTATCACCTTCATCAGCAATACCAATACAGAATGTCATACTTGCAAACTTATTTGCGAATGTTGCTTTGATAAATAGTTATGTCAGAGATTTTAATGCTCCAATATTGAGTTACATAACGCTACTCATGTGATGAAAAATGATCTAAATTTTCTGTTATGATCATTAAATCTGCTTACGAAACGATAAATAGACTTATCAAATTTATACACTATAATTCAGCCTATGTAGACGTATGGTTTGATGGTTTTGGCTACAGCAACAATTTTGAAGATACTCTGCTAGATCTACTAGCTAATTGCAACAAAATAGAAAATGTTGATTACTCCAAATTTATCGTTTACATAATGTTGAGCAAATTTTGTCCAAATATATATGTTCCTATATTACCATTCATATCATTTCCAAACACACTGAAAACCAATTACCTTCAAAATTTAACAATAATACTTATGTATTACAAAAAACGTATTACTATAGATATGGAAAACAGTAATCTCGAAATTCATAGTTATCATTCTGTAGGTGTAGAAAATAATTTGATAGTTAGTACATTTCTTAACCTAATTATAGAGCAAAAATACATACCACGAGTAGTTTTTGTAAATAGTTTTGTCTATTATTTATGTTTGTTGTTTTGACGATAATATCTCAGCGATTTATGTTTATGCAAATTATTGAAAGCAAAAACTTCTATCTAACGGATTTGAATTTGCTAGATTATGTTAGTGAACAGGACAAAAATTTTTTAAAAATGATTATCGATGATGTAAGAGTAGGAAGCAAAACATACTACAAATTTCATCGCTTTTTTACAGTTGAGATTGTTCTATCACTAATATCCAACAATCAACTAAAAATTGCTCGTGAACTAATTGAGAATACTGTATTGCATCATATATTGTTTGATCATAAACCAGATACACCAAAACATTTAGATAAAGCGAAACAAATCTTCAAAGTTGAGTTAATGCCACATCAAAATAAATTTGTTCAGCATTACGGTGAATATAAGGATAACCTCAAACTAAGAGGTTATTATTTGGCCTTTGATGTTGGCACAGGTAAAACACTAACATCTCTATATACATCACTGGCCTATGGAACAAAAGTTATTGTTGTTTGTCCCAAAACACTTATATTAAATTGGCTAGATGAATTTGAGAAATTAACCAACATACCAAGAGAACAGGTTTGCGCTTTTCCTTTAGATCAACCAAACCATAATCATATTGCAATCATAACAAACTTTAATAATGTTTCAAAAATACATGTTCCGTGGAACTATAATATTGAGAGAATTTTCCTTATCATAGATGAGGCTCAAGTCATAAGATATGCTGATACACAGACAATGCAATCTCTATACAAATTTGTCATTGCTAACAACATTAATGATGTATTATTGTTATCTGGAACTCCAGTCAAAGGTAGATATGCTGAACTATCAGGAGCATTTTTATTGTTGGATCCTTTATTTGATATGGATGCTTACCCTTATTTCATTAAAGCCTATAATTCAGCTTATGCTACACATGCTATAGATTTGATAAAGCATAGACTTAGTTTAAGTATGATCAGAGTAACAAGAAGTCAAATTAGTAGCAGTCTATCCTTACCACCAAAACATGAAATAGTTATAGAAACAAATGTAGATAATATTGATAAATACATAGTTGATAGTATTATTGAGCAAGCCAGAGATCAGTCATCAGGTTGTCTGCAACAAGTAAATCAAAACTACAACACCTATAAACAAAACCTAATTGATGTGCTATCAAAAATAGAACAAGTTGATACAGATAATCAAATTAGTGATTATGTAAAAATGATTAGGGAAAACGCCAAACAAAATCAAATTAAATTAACAAGAGATTTAGTTTACGCTCGCAAACAAATCTATGATTTTCTGCAAAGTAGAAACGAACATACTTTAGCTGAACAATTTAACAAAGCAATGTCGCAACTATTTATGGGTAAATTGATTTGTTTCACTAAAGAATTAAGTAGTATATATAAACAAAGATTAATAGAGTTAGTCATCGAGTTATATGAAAAGAATATTAAGCTCATAAAAGATTTAGTTTCCAAGCAGGAAAGAATAATAATATTCACGAACTACAAATACACATTGGAAGCCATAAAACAAACTCTTGAGAAACATGGTATTAGGAATATTGTAATTGTTACAGGAGAACAATCTTTGAAAGAACGTAAAAAATCAATTCAAATATTCAAGCAGCAACCAGGAACAATACTGATAGCAACATATTCATCTTTATCATTTGGCTTTACTTTAACAGAAGGCAGGATAGTTATGTATGCAGACTTACCCTTTAGAGATGTAGATCTGCATCAAGCAGTAGCCAGAGTATATAGATTCTCGCAAACAAGAGAGACATATATATACTACCTAAAACTAAAATCTGATAAAGTAACTATTCAACAAAAACAAGAACTATTAGTTGAAAAGTTTAAGGAAAAGGTGAAACAATTGTTTGATGTTCCTGCTAGCAGAAACATTGATTGGAAGCGTGTGCTAGCCTAATAGTTTAGCAACTAAACTAAATTTTTTTGTATGAATATATATGCCTATGTATTAAGCAACTCACAATTTATTCAAATCAAAGATCCATTAATTGATTTACCTAGTGATGTAAAAAATTTTACTATTGTAACAGAACAAGGAAAGCCAATAGTTTACAAAAATTACATTGAAGGTATTTTATATGATGACAAGATTATATTAAACAAAAATCTAATAAGTGATTATTGCAGAGCAAATATCAAAGTAGTTGTAAGCAAAAATCTATCGTTTGCTTGTAAGTTTGAGACATTAAATAATGTAAACAATAAATGTAAAATCATTGATGAATTAACATATATACTGAATGATATACTTGGCAATGTAAACAATAACTACCCTTGCTCATTAAAACTAGATGTATTAATCAATAACGATCAACTAATATTTGACAAAGGAATATTAGAATATGAAAACAAAATTGTAGCTTTCTATATATCAACCGATGATAAAATCATTCAAAAAAATTACAACAACAATATAAAAGACAAGAGAATACTAATTGTTTTGTTTAATGAAGACAAATATCTCATACAAGATCATATCACATTATACTCAACATTAGAGTATGCAGATCTAGGTATTTGTATTGACATAACAATGCTTGAACAATAATACTAAACAAAACTCGTTTTTTGCTGTATACTATACATAATGCTCTCAATTTGATTTATTATCATAGATCTTGTGGTATCTGTTGTTATAATTTTGTCAATCAATCCTAGCAGATAGTTTAAATTTGTTAGGACATCATCTATAATATTTCGTAGAATTTGCTTATTGTTATCTGGTAGATAAGTAAAAAGTCGTAAAATATTGTTAACGTTTGTAGCAAACTGATTTAACATTTCTAATATGTTTTGTTCTGATCCTGATCCATCTTTAATTACGTTTATTAGGTTATATAATTGCTGATTGATATTACCAAGATTGCCTAGCGATGTGAAAATAATAGAAACTTGTTCAGGTCTACCAAAATGATAATAATCTTTTCTCAACAAATCAGATAGTGTGCTATGTGAATTCTTGATAAGATTGGAAAAGTTAGTTGGTGTAATATTTATAATGGGTGCAATACTGCTTTTATTCTCATTTAGCAATTGTTCTGCTCTTCTAGCATACATTTGCTTTTCATCTGTTTTAGCTAACTGATGTGCTAACACAAGACTTCTCTCTAACACATTAACTATTAGAGTAATGTTATCCAAATCATTTGGTAGAACCCTATAGTATTTGATGACTCTTTTTTCTTGCAGATTATTTGCTTGCATATACTCATTCAATCTTTGTTCTAATCCCTGTTCTACTCGTTTATAAAGATTATTGCTAGATGATTGAGGTGTGATTGTATTATTTGTAGATGGAGTTAGATCAACATCCAATATATTTACTAAACCTATTGTTAGATTAAATGGAATAACCAAATTAGCTATCCTAATAATTGTAGAATTGGATGTAGGTCGTAAATAAAATTCACTGTATCTACATAAAAATGGAAAATCAAAATCTAGGTCTAGCTCACTGCTATATCGGTCATTATAAACCATAATTACATCATCATTGTTAAACTTAATTAGTTTTGAGTTTCTTGTTACAAAAGTATTGAGTTTTAGTAGTGATTCTGTTATCTGTTTATAATCAAACATACTACTAGATTCATTGGAGATATTTTCCATTGCAGACAAATAATTTCCATCACTATCTACAACATCTGTTCTTCTTTGTGTATTTGTATCTGGTTGTTGTAAATTGTGATTAAAAATAGCGATGGCTTTGTGTTTAGTATGCTGCGAAGCGTTACTCTTGAGTATTTCGATCACATCATCATATTTCTTAAAACTGTATTCATTCTCTGTAAGATAAATGTTTTGATCAACAAATATATTTGTTAAAACAGGAAAATCTGAATTAGGATTTATATTATCAACAGTAAGCGGAATTAGATATAAAGTTAATTCATTCTCTTGTTGAGCAATATAAGATAACAGAGATAAATCTACAGGCTTATAGTCTTGCACACAGAGGTTTAGTATATCATACAATGTGAGCACTAAATCATTTCTATAACTTTTTGTAAAGTAGCTTGCTTCAACATCATTAAAAGGATGCGACAGAAATTTTATCTTTGAGATAGCAAAACTACTTATCAATTCGTTAAATTTATTAATAGTTTTGTTCATAATATCTGAAACTGATAAACGTTGTGAAGTGTATATAGTGCGAACATCAACAATAGGTAATAATGATCTATCCAGTTGAAATCTTAATTTGATTGACGGATAAGAGTTCGTATGCTCTATATCAAAGTCTGTGTAAGCAATACGATCTGAAATTCTTCTACCAAGACCTAGTATTGTATTTTGATACTTCCAAATATAGGAACCAAAAGCTTCATTCTCTATATCAGTAAGCAATCTATTGAAAGTATTTACTTTTTTGGTTATCACTTTGAGATCAATTGTTCTGTTAACAAATAAAACTGGAGCAGAACTATCACTATAATAACTGTCAACTCTAAAGTTGTAAGTTATACTATTTGTGTCAACATACAATTCATCATACTCAACTTCAAGATTTTTGATACGATCTTTTACAAATGGACTGTATGCTTTTGCATCCACAATAAAAGTCATATTGTAAAGCAGCTGAAAGTATGGAAGAACATAGGCATCTAAACATAAGATTTAATTTCAATAACAAAAAACTATACATACCTTTGTTTCGTAGCTTTTACACTATTAAACTAAACTATCATCCACAGAAAGGATTACTAATTGATTTGTATATGGCTTTACCTAATCCGTTGCTTGCAAATAGGTTTCTTTCGTTGGGCAAAACATTCTATTTTGATGATAGACAAGCATTATACAGAGTATTAGTATGTAGACACTGGCCAAAAAGTTTGCATGAAGACAGAATGATGATAATAACACAATACGTTGTTCCATTTACTGAACTTAAATTCAAAGGAGAAAGAGATTATCCACCTGGTAATTGGAAGATAGCAGAAACAGGCTATGTTTATCTACTGGATTTATATGTTAAACAGCCTATGATTGTTTATATATTGTATTTTGAAAGACATTCAGGTTTGATACCATTGCTGATAAATCAGGGTTCTGTGTATGCACTCTATTATGATTTCATTAAAGAGAGAAATTTTCATAGCCTGTATCGTTTTGATGGTAACTATTATTTCAGATTTCAGAGAATATACAAGGGTAGACCACAAATGAAATTGGATAATCTGCAACAACTTTCACCGAAAATGCTTACACCATACTTTACTAGAATTGTAAGCAGAAATCTATTCACATTCCTTACATAAAAAAACTAAATCAAATTCTGAGCTATAATTTCATCAAGTTTATCTCTAGTTAAATTTTCATGATATGAGTTTAGAAATTTTAATTGATTTAATACAAAACTTTTATCAATCTGATCATATAAACTATCTTGTGCAAAGAACGTTGTTACAGTTAGATTTGTTTTCAATTGTTGCATAATTGGTTCATCAACAGATTTTTTGAAAATATTAGATAATATTTGCATGACATCATCAATACTTTCTTTCTGCATAGCTTTAATCAAATCATCTGCATAATTATTTAAGATATCTTCAACTTTCTTAATGTTTAATCTCTTTCTTAATGAAGGTATATTATCACTACTATCTCCTGCTAATGCTAGATATATAGGATGCAATAAAGGATGCTTCAGTTTAATGTCTAAATTTTTGCCTGTTAGTATTTTGTAATCAACCTTTATGTAATCTCCTATCAATTCATTCTCAACTTTTATATTGCGCCTGCGATATATGAATAAGTTATCGTAGGCTAACAATTGTATGTAATCTTTATCACAACTAACAATGAAGTAAGCATTCGTATTTTTCATATATGTTTTTAGTATAAGATATGGTATGTAATCACTATCCATATTCCTACTTATAACAAAAACTGTATTTCGAAAATTATTGTTTATTATGTTTTGTATCAGTTTGTAGAAGTATCTCTTTGCTACAGATTTTATCTCATTAACATTAAACTCACCATATTTAGCTTTGAGAAATTTGATTAATTGTGTAGACGGTAATATTTTGAGTGTTCGTCTATGCTGCTTATATTTTGGCATTATTTTAAGTATTTTATTTGGAGCAGAAAAATTAGTGTATAAAATGATGGTTGGATACTTTAAATTATTTTTCTGTGATTCTTGAACTAGATACTGTTGGAAGTTAAATAGAGAATACAACACTTCCTGAGCAGACTTTCTTAATTGGCCAAGAAAATCGTTAATGTCAGCATATATGCTATCATAGTAGAGATCAAAGAATAAATTATCAATATCCAAAAAGACAGTAATTTTCTCAAACCTTGAATCGATAGCGTCGACTATATTTTTTGCATCTAGAGTAGATAACCGAAACATATACAAAAATTTAGTGTAGTTGTATCTGAGGCTATATTAATCTTATTCATGAAAACTAAACAGGTTTGCAAAACTATCTCACTTAAACATAGCTAAATTTTCTTTGATGGACGAAAAAGAGTATCTTTCACAGGACAATTTTCAAAATTTTGATGAATCTAAAGATATACAGGAAGATGAATTGATTAAACAAGATGAGGTAATTAATGAACCTGATTTACCACAGGATGAAGAACAATATGAACCTGATAATATTGAAGTTGATATTGAAGAAGAAGAATTGATAAACAATGAGGAAGAGGATATTGTGATAGATTTAGATGAGGATGATAACGATGAGGAAGTAGAAGATGAAAATGAAGAAGATGCAATAAATAATGAGGAAGTAGATAATTTAGACGATTTTGATTTTGATTTTATGGATGAACAAGAGGATGAAGAAATTAAAGAAGAAAATGATGTTGAAGTATTGGATTTAAGTGATCTATACATGGAAGATGAAACACCCAATAATACAGAGGAAACAGATCTAGATGATTTAGATAACTTAGTTGACTTCGACTTTGATGATAAATTTGATTTTGAATCTGAAAGTGAAACTCTTGAATCAGAAGAAGAACAAGCCGAAACAGAAGATGATACTCAAATAGAGATCGATAACAGTAATGATGATAGTCTTATGATTGCTGGAACATTTACACCAAACAATCAATTCGTAAACATATACGCAACAAATGATAGCATATTCATAACATCACTATTCATATCTCCTGTAATCAAAGTTGATTTGAATGAAAAAAGACTTGAAGTAACTTCCGTTGTTCCAACAGAGGCAAACAAATGTGAATACACCATTTATAAGAAAAATGATAATGAGTATGCTGTGTATATACCATCTGTCAACCTAACTGTTATAATAGATAGGGAAGGTAATGTTAATGTAGTAGATTATGCTCCGGAGGGAGATGTTGCATCACAATCTGACTTCAATGATTTACTTGTAGAAATTTTACAAAATAGAAATAGGGAGGAGTAAAAAATGTCTAGAATAGGTAATGCAAATGATATATTACTATCTTCAATCTACTATCACTTTTTTAGTAATATAACAAAACTTACGACTCCGTCATTCTCATTAAACATCGAAAACGAACAAAAAATCAATCTAGATGACATTGAAAAACAGTTAAGTTTTGCAACAATAAATCTCAAGAATGAACAAATAACAATCAAAATCAAAACAAATAAGGAAACACGTTTTGATAAACTTATACAGGACATAGTTTTTGCTATAAACTTAATCCTAGGTAGATTGTATAGACTATCATTAATGAATGTGAATGTTGCTCAGATGACTATAAGTACGACAGGCTTCACTGAAAAGATTAACATACCCATAACAAATACGGATTTGTTACGCAAACTTGTTAAAGATAGAGTTGCATTCAGATTATTGAGACCAAAGAGTATTTTTGGTATCTATAAATTGTTTGATCCTAATGCAGAAAATTCCTTACTAGATTTAATATCATACAACATATACAAATTGAAAGTATACGATTCTATACTAGCCAAAGAATCTAGCGAAGAACAACCTGCAACAAAAACAGAACCTAAGATAAAACTGAACATAAACGATAACTATGATAGAACAAGATTAGTGATGTCTTTCGTTTATGCTATATTGTATGCAAAAACGAAGAATAAGATATTTGCTCAGGAAATGTATAACAAATTGGAATACCTAAAAGTTATGGATTATATTAACAGTGATGATAGAAAAGATTTAACTAATATAATTCGTTCTATTGTGAGCAAACATCCTCTAGCAACTAACGATATTATTAGAAACATACCTTCCATTATTAGCAAACTAGATAAAAAGCAACTAGACAAAATCAAAAAACTTAATGTAACTAAAGATGAATACGATGATGTAGGAAATTGGTTCGCTGCTGCTTTGATAGTAGATCTATTAATGTCGTAAAAACTTATTTTACTTTTTTTGTATTGTTTTTTCTATAACTGCAACATTAGTTTTCACAATTGATTGATAGGATGTGTCATTAGCAAAACATACCACAGTATAGTTTCTGCATTAATTTGATTCTCTATAAACAGAGGAAATATCATTGTTAACATAGAACTTTTGAAAGCATATGTATTTAGAAACTTGTATTTGTAGGTAGTTAAAAATTCTTCTAACACTTTTACATTTTTTTGTCTTGTTATTATAACTACTTCTTTTCTTGCAAAGTCAAATTGTATGTTACTTTTTAAATTCAAACAGTTTAATGTTACGTGTATGAAATATTTTTGAAAATGATTAGGTATTTTATATAGGTGCCTACGTATTACATATTCAATGCTGGTTAATATTCTATTAATGTTGTAACTAATCTGATAGCTCAAAATAATTTTGTTATCACTAAGTCTAATCATGAAATAATCGTCTAGTAATCTGTATAGTGTGTGCATATAAAAAAATTTAGATTATTTCTTCATTTTCTTGAGTAACTGCATTTGTAATTTTATCAATGTATCTAGATTATTCTGTTTATGAATTTGAATTGTTGGTCTATTCAAATGTAGTAAATGAGTATACATTCTAAGCATTTTTATCAACTCTTCCTGTCTTCTGTCTGACATACATATAAATTTAGATGACTTTTTGCATTAGTCAAGTAAACTATCAAATCATATAAACACCAGAGCCATACAACTTTAACATCAGTTAATGTTTGATATTCTCTACCTTTATGATAAATTGAAACACGATAATTCTTTTTTGAGTTAGCAACATAAACTTTGAAATTTTTTAACTTATTGGCCACATTAATAACCTCTGGAGGTAGTTCTTTTAATTGATGCGTATCCAACTTATCTTGATGTAATACAACATTAGCTATAAACCTAAGAGCATAATCTACATCATGATACTTAAATACTGGAGCATATATCTTATCAGATAAATTTAAAAAGTGTTTATCTACTGTAATTAGTTTGCGCTCATAATCAATTTGCAGACGAAAATCATGAATAAATTTTTGTATTTTGTCTGTTTGCTTCATGATAAAAAATTTAGTGTAATTGTAAAAGTTTATCTCATGTTTGTAAAAAAAAGAAATACATTTGCGAGGAACTAACGCCAGTAATAAACCCTAACTTTACCTGGATATACTTCGTTCAAAACCTGTATACGTCCATTATTACTATCTAATGTATATTCCAATTTCTTAATTAACATACCTCCTATAAAGTTAGTGCTTGGATCTGTTATCTGACTGCTAAAGTTTATAACTTCTATCTTTTTTATATCACTTAAGTTTATGTCTGTAGGTATATCAATCACGAATGTATCTCTAGCATAGAATGTATCAATATTAATCTCTTGTATATGAAACAATGTCAAATCATCAATACTAGTAGGGACCAATAAAGGTTCTGCAGTTACATCATTCTTGATAAATATCTTAACAATTACACCTCTAATTGGAATGTAAGTTATCAAATCAACAAATTTAATGTAGGGCATATCAACATATACAGACCAATCACTTCTAAAAGTCTGTTCCTGACTATCAACAATTATGTTCTGTGTCCATGATGCAGCATCTATTCTAACGTAAGCATGCATATTTATAACTAATCCAACTTGATTAGTTTGTCCAGAAACAGGATAAACCTTTACTGTTTCTGTATCATCTCTGAGTGTATTGTATAAATCAATGCTACCAAGTAAATCGTTATTTTCTGTAGCAACGAATAATTCTCTAGGTAGATATATTATGTAAGGAATTTTGATTAGGTGATATCTACCAACTGTAAATAGATTTGTTATGGTTGTTTGACTTTCAATCATCTGAGCCTGTGTACTATAATGCAAAGCCAAATCCATTTGATAGGGTAATCTAGTTATGTGAGCTACAATCTCAATCTGAAAGTTCGTATAACCTGCTACATTTGTATTGTTATCAGATAAGTTTATTAGTGAGTCATCTCTAACAGCAAGGTATAATTTTATTAAAGGTTGTTCAAAACCTGAAGCATGAAACTGACCTAAAAACGGTTGCTCATATCTATCCATTATTTTTTCATCAAAAACAACACAAAATGGTTTAGGTAAACCTCTGGCTAACAATTCACTGTATGAACCAATTATAGATGGTTGACCAGATAGGAATATAATTCTATCAAGTCTTGTTTTATTATTCTCGAAATCCATAAATTCAACATCTCTATCAAACAACCTTTTCAAAATATACGATGCATACTGTTTGACATTGCTTGCAGTGTATCTAACAATAAAGCTTTGTTTATTTTGCAGTAACAACATTGACAAACAAGCTACAAAGTAAAATGTCAACTGTAACTGTAAATATAAACGCTTTGTATACTTTATATCTTGATAAAATTGTAGAAGAATTTGGAAGGAAGACTAAACCAGAAAATTTTGCAATAGCTGAATTTTCAACTCTTGATCTGGAAAGAGGTTTTAAAATTAGAGACTTAGAAAATATTATTAGCAGAGATACAAAAGTCATTATACAACATAGTAGTGGTCAGTTATATTTAGTTGATACTCAAGTTTTAAAAGAACCAGTTAATATAATAAAACAATGTGGAGACTTAAATAAGTTTTATGATTCAATGCATCGTAAATTGATGAATGCGGTTAAGGAAGAAGAACACAAACAAAAATTTGTTGACTACGGAGCATTGCATCTAACAATACTAAGATTCTTCATCTACACTCATGGTTCTAAACAAGTAGCAAGAATTATATCAAACAAAATGATAATGGGACAAAATCTAATTGCAAGATTAGGTTTTAAATTCCTATTTGGAAGATCATTAATCTATCAAAAGATAGAGAAATTCAGACAAGTACCGATGGAATTAAATAATATGGAACTGATGACTGTTTTAAGCTTTGCATTAGTGTATAACGGTCAAGAACTTAAAAAATATCAACAAATGTTAATTAAAGAAAACATATCATTGGATAGTTTTGTATATCAATTAATTAAAGTTGAACAAACTGAGAATAATACAAAACAGGATGATACCAAACAAAATAATCAGAATAATACCAAACAAAATGATAATGAAACTACTTCAAAACAAGACACAGAAAATAAAGAACATCAAGAAGAAATATCAACTTTAATTGTAGTAGGAATTGCTAGCCTTGTTGCTGTAGGATATCTCATGCTACTCTTCTTCAAATTTGCTCAACATGCTTTCACCACTGTAATAGACGCAATAACTAGCTTCAAAGTATTGATATTTGTTGCTATTATAGCACTAGCATATATTTTCAGAGATGTTCCGCTATATTGGATTACAGTCAAAGCATTAGAAGAACAAAAGAAACAACAACAACAGGATAATAGACAAAACAGAGAACACGGAAATTATTATAAACAAAAATATCAAGAGTACGAACAAAAATACAATCAACTTGTAAAACAAAAAATAGAGACATTACCTAGATTGGTAATTGCTTCAAGATAATTTTTTTTACTTTTTTAGATGAGCACTAATACTCTATGTTCAGACTGGGCGATATACTCAAAGATTTTGTTAAGACTGATACTAGTTGTGATGTTTTTGGTTTATTGATTGATGATTGTATATTAGTCAGAAGCAAATATGCTCACCTGATTAAGGAGATCGAGCAAAAATACAACAAACCAACTTACATTGTTGATGGTATTGTAGACTACAGTAAAGGACAACCTTTATACACTACAGATCTCAAAGACACAAACAGCAACAATGTATAATGTTATCTACCAAAAGTAATCAAAAGCCAAGAATTGTAAGAATACCCTATATCCGATCTAACAATCAAAAGATATTTCTACTTGATTTAACCTTTAACACCTACAATATAATAAAGTCACTTATAAACAATTACATAAAACCAAGGCTAAGACCAACGGTTGTTATTCCAAAGCTAACTATAACTAATCAGAATGCATACATAGAATATCGTAAAGCCTTAACACAACAGGGCATTACAGTTTTAAATTGGAGAACAAAAATTCCTATGCTATCACAAAGTAATGATGATGTAGCAGAACCAGAGAAAGCATATAACAAACTTAGTTTGACTGTTGCTAACTTCATAGACTTAACACTAATATTTAGCAGTTTACATAACTATTATCAATCCAGATACATACAACTAAACAGAACATTAACCAAAATAATTGAGAATCATTTTGTTTTGCAACAAAACAGTAATAACATTTTAGTATTGATATTTGATCCTCAGTTCGCAGCAAATATACTAAACATAAACAATATCAGAAATGATGTTATCGGTAAAATTCTCTATTATGGAAGCAATTGGCTTAATTTGTTTTCGGAAATATACGTGGCAATAGTTACAAGTAGAGGCTACGATAATGATGTAAAAATGCAAATACTTAAACTAACAAATGTTAGCAGACAACCTTATTTGATTATAGAAATTTTGGATAAATATCTTAAAAAGTTTGCTCCCGAGGAGACAGATAAACAAACAACTACTACAAACAAATTATACTCAATAGCAGATCAAAATGTTACAAACTATAAACCGACTAACAAAACAGAATATCAATTCAAAAAGTTTATATCTGCTTCACATACATTAAATATCTCACTAGAGAGAAAACATATACCTGATATTAGCAGCATAACATTCGAGAGAAAAGAATTGCATATACCAACATTCTCTAGATTTTTAACTCAGAAAGATGAGAGAATCATAAAGAATGATAGGATTGAACAATATAGCACCATAATACCTGCAATGATTAGAATTATGGAAGATCAAGGTATAAAGATTAAGAAAGTTGACATTGATCATGTTAAACCATTTAGCAATAACAGAGTTACATTAGTCTCAAAAGTTAGATTTCACATACAACTACCAGGAGGTCAAGAAGATATATTAGAGGTTGAACTGCCTCAGTTAATTGACAACTATTACTTCTATGTTAATGGTCGTAGAAAGATAATGACTTATCAGTTACTCTCAGATCCAATAACGATTGTAAAACCATACACAGTTAGGATACATACAATGTATCAGGTTGCAACAATAACATACAATCCTAAAAAACGGACATCAAAAATATACACAGTTGGAGTTGAACTTAATCCTGCCATATTATTTATGGTTCATGGTAGAAAAAAGTTCTTCAATTTATTTGGTTGGGATTATGAAATAGTTTAAGATGTTTTTTTGTTAAGCTTCTTCATAAATATCTATTGTAGTTCCTTCATATCTCAATCGGAACAGCGGATCAATATATTGTGGTGGCTTTCTTATAACTTTTATGTTAGCATTTGGACCTAGTTGTTTTCTAACAAATTGTATAATGCTAGACAAATTATCTTCATCTGAACTATTATTTAGTAAAATGTAATACGGCCTAGACAAACTACTCATATCTTTAAATTTAGTGTAGTTGCTATTACACAAAAAAATCCTCATTAAGATTCTACTCTAAATACACCTTTTATAAACTCTCTTACATATGCTCCTGTATACGAATCAATTGTTTTGCTAACTAACATAGTTGGAATTAGATTATGTCTCAGAGCAACTGCAATCAACTTAATAGTTGTAGCTAAAACTTTACTGTTAACAAATTTCTCATTAAAAGGTAATTCATACAAAGATCTCAAATAGTGATATTGATCTACAAACTTATATTTTTCATCTATCATGCTAACCAGAATAGTGTCATATATGTTGTATGCAATAACTAAGCTTGGGTCTTCATCCCAGATTTGTTTTAAGGATTTGTTTAGTTTTACTTTGCTAGATTTTAATTCTAATTTTGAGACATTATCCAAAGAGTAAGATGTTAGATCTGGTTTTATATTGCGATACATCTTTAACAAATCTATTGTTGCACCATAGACCAAGTCACAATCTGTACCCACATTCTTTTCATCATTCACTTTACAGGGAATAATGGAACTATCGTTTGTTAGCTTTATGTATCTGTTTATGATGTATGATACGTCAAAGCCAACATTCCAACCAACATACAAAGCAAACTCATCTTTTATTTTATTGGTTATGTGAACAACTAAATCCTTTTCATTTTCGAAAGCAATCAATTCAATTTCTTGACTAACTTGTTCTGGTAAATATTTTTTTACTGTTTGTAAATCTACATGTTTTGTTTGCAAGTAACAACTATATATTTTGTTCTTATTGTTATCCATATAACTGTAACATATGATGGGTCTATCAGCTATAACTGGATCTGGAAATTCTCCTTCATTGTTTAAAACTTCTATATCCAAATATGCATAACTGGGTTTGTGAAACGATCTATTTCTAGATACTGATAGGAATAATGCAAAATTCTGAACTAAACTGCCCTCTATAACTCCAAATGAAGAGCTTTTACCATTTATATTTTTTATGTAGTCGCTAAGTATTTTACTGTAGTTTCTGCTAACAATTCTGAGTTCTTTTTTATCTCCTGTTACAAATGTAGCAAAATTGAATTTTTTGTCTGCTTCAAAATTATGTACAAAAGTTTGAATTGGTAATCCGATAATCTTTTTGCCTGCTTCAGGTTTGTATAAACATAACAACATATAATTTTCATATTCAAAGCAGGATATTATATCATATCCATTTAAATCAATATCCAAATCTAAATTCTTAGCACTATCATATTCTGATTGTAAGAACTCTAATTGTTTTGCTGCTTCTACTTTGCTTGCTGTATCTATGTAGACTAGATTTGGATTATTTGTTACTTGCTTAAATGTATCCAAAATATGATTTATGATATCCTCTTCTCTACTTCTCAAATAGTAAGCAGGATGATATGTTGCATAAATTTCTATCTTTTGTTTAGTATTCCTATCCAAAACAGTGTCTATAAATCCTTTTTGTGATGCTTTGATATGCTTAAGTTGGTAAATTTTACATATTTGTTGCAAGCCTCTATTACCTAGTGTAATAATTTTAACTGGTGAATATTTTTGTATTTGATTAATGATGTTTGGTCTACATTTTGTTAGCACAGTATCATTTGGAGTTTCATTCTTATCTGGATGACATAAAACACTATTTGTTATTACAATATTGTAGTTTTTGATTTGTTTTATAATGTTGCGAATTATGGAGCCTGATTTACCTGTAAATGGCTTACCCGTTTTTGCTTCTGTGTAACCTGGTGCTTCACCAACTAACATAATAGTTTGATCTGAATCATTATCTATGTAATCCTCCATAACAATAGGACGATCTCTTAACATACATGAAGCACAGTTATCAAACTTCATACAAAAAAATTTAGTATTGTTGCTACTTTATATTTTTAAGTATAGGATGACCTAACACTAAAATTTTTTGAGCATCCTCTTTAACTTCAAATTCATTCTCAAGTTTCATTAACTCCTCTATGAATCGCTTTCTATAGTTACTTGGAGCTTGGAAGCCTCCTGCTAGAGGATTGAATGATGGTGTTCCATCTGTTGTTGTTGATGAAAACAATAAAACAGGTATGAGATCAATGACAGTCATATTTACATCAACATACTTTGGATGACCTGAAATAAAAGTCTCTTTAGATGGAGTAAAACTAATGTTTTGAACTGCGGCTACTGGTATAAAAACTTGTCCTGGAACTAGACATGAAAACATATAAGGTGGAGCAGTAAATAATCTGCTTAGAAATGTTCCAGATTTAAGAAATTGAGATATAGCATCATCATTATTAGACCAATAATCACTCCATAAAGTAGGAGCAGATATCATATACAAACCAATAAGAGGTACTAATATATTCTCAACAAATTCATTGAAACTGTTTGCAACAAATCTCATATTAATGTTAACTGATAGTAAGTATGTACTACTCTCATATGCTTGAGGATAAGCTGGTTGTTTAGCTAACACTAAATTTCTAATAATGTCAGTTATTTTGTTTAAACCACTATCTAAGCTAGTAAATATTTGATTTGGTATCAGTTGATTAATAGTATCTACAAGCAATTCACCAATAGCAGCTAATATTGCTACATTTGTAATAATACCCGATGCCATCTCTATACCAAAATTTAATAATTGTATACCTGCATCATTTTCTAGTGTATTGTTGTACTGCAGACTGACATCCAGTTCTTTAGCTAAGTACACTAAGTTACTTACATTTGTTAGTCTGTTTTTTGCCCTAGCTAATTGTTTACTGAAACTGTTTGTTGTAAATTTTGTTACACCTGTAAAATTTACACCTTCCCTTAAATATTGTTCAAGAACTTTGAAATGCCGCAATATAAGATGTGGAATTGAATCAGCTACTTGCAATCCGTCTACACCTTTGAACCAATTTACTAAATTTGTATAGCCGGGATCATTAACAAGCAACATAACTATTAATAGCGTTTTGATTTTATTATGCAATCTAGAAGTGTTAATATCTTTTTGATAAAATGGTTTGAATAATACCCAGTTTGATGTTGCTAGAACATCAAGATGTTGTTGATACAAAAAGTAATCAATATCTTTATATCTGTCTGATACATCTTTACCAACAAAAGCAAAGTTACCCAATTTAAACATGATTACGATGCTGAGGCTGTTCTAAAGATCCCTTATCGGGACGCCCCTCCAGCCTCTAAAGGAGCTAACCCTTTAGAATACCTCACCCTATCCCACATCCCTTCCACCAATATGGGCTTCAGAGAAGAAAGGTCTCTTGGTAAGACCTTTCCAAGGATAGGGAAGAGGAAGGCTACCTTCAGAACTTGCCAAGCTACTTGAGAGACTTCTTTAGTCTCTCCCTGCTCGGGATTCCTTCCATCGGCTCCCTCACAGGAGCTTGACTCACTCTGAAGGCTTTGTATGAGATTAACTAAAATGTTCTTTGCATTCTCTACATTCTTTAGTTCGCTTTTTAGTGCATTTCTCTTGTATTTGTTGCTTTCCTTCTCTATAATTTCTCTAAGTTCCTTTTCTCTTTCTTCATATCTTTTCAGTGCAAACTCCAGATATGCCTTGTCCTTTAGTAGTCTTTCGTAATTCTCGGGTGTATCTTCTTTAAATCCCAGTGCCCTTCTTCCTATTACATAAGCACCTGCAATATCCTTGTCTATGTTCAATTGCGGTGCATACTTTAGCATACCGATAACTGAGGTATAGGCAGGGTTGACCTCTATCACTTCTACACCTTTTAGCTTTGCTACTCTTTTTAGCTTTTGTAAAAACTTTTTGGCGTTCCAGCTGTGAAGTATTCTTCTCAGTTTAGCCTTGCCATCTCCACGGGTTCCCTTTTTGAGTTTCTTTAGATTTTCCACTGCTATAGCTTTGCCTTTCTCAATAGCCAAATCCACTATCTGATGGGCTAATATCCACTCTTGATGATCCTTGGTGTTTTTGGAAAGTCCTAAAAGGTAGTGTAAGCTAATAGTTTGATAGCTTAACAGTTCTCCAGTCTTTGAAACTTCTGCTATGGCTAAGTGAATTGGTGATGCGTTTGTGTCTACTGCTATTACTCCGTTTTCTTTGGTGTATTTCACTTCAGGTGTTGGGATCTCAAAAGATACGCTTCCATAAACTTCTCCATCTCTTAGCTTTAGTTCTACTGTGTAGGCGAAGTAGTTTTTTGTTTGCCAACTTTCTAAAAGCATAATCATAAAAGTTATCCACTTATCTTTGCTATTGCTGGGTTCTCTTAACACTTTTGCGTAGATAAACTCTCTTTTTCCTGTGGTAATTCTTAGATGTAGTTTTCCATCCAGTTCCACAAACCTGAGTAGTTGATTACCCTGTACGGTTTTATGTTTTGAACCTATGGCAATCAATGTTCCTTGTCTTAGTTCTCTCCATTGCTTTTTAAGTTTTTCTCTTGCTTTTCCTGTAAGGTGGTTTTTGCAAAGCTTTTCAAAAAGTCTTCTACCTCCAAATACCACTGATTTATCAGTAGTATACTGTTTAGCTTTGTATATGGCTGAATTAATGTATCCTGTTGGCAACTCAGGAAATAACTGTCTTAATCTGTGGTATATCTGAGAGTGAGGGTTTTTTGTTTCTTCTTTTTCCAACTCCTTTAGCATATTGTATGCTACACGAATAGCAGAGGATTGCTTGCGCATTAGCTTTATGAGTTTTTCTTTGTCTTCTTTTTTCAGTTCAAGCTTGAACTGTAGGCTAACAAACATCATGGTTAAATTTTAGCTTTAAAATACAACATATCTAAACTTAGTTATATGCTATCAGATACATTGATTAAACATATATTCCGCGATAATGGTATTTTACCATCCGTGTATGTATTTAAAGATCCCTACCTATTTGAGATAGATTTAATTGATGGCTTCTTTCAAACTATGAGATATTTATCAGCAAATGTTAGAAAGTTTGATAGGTTAGTTGACTTCATTAAATCAGATCAATACAATGACATTTTGAGTAGTGATTTTGGTATCACGTCTAGCAGAGATAAGAAATCACTGATGATAGAATTTCACAAAAAATTCAAAACAAACTATATAGCAGAAATAAACAAAAGAATATTGAGAGTAGATTATTTTGATCAAACGGAGATTAAAGATATGACCACAGATTCAATAATTGTTTTGTGTAGTGAACAAAAAATTAAAGACTATATTACAACATTGAATAAAAATTATCATATTCGCATTACAAGATACGAGGTTATACTATCAAAATTGATTAGTCATAGAACTATTATGGTTATATAGCATTGATTACTTTTTTCCGCCTTTCTTCTTCTTCTTCTTGTCCTTCATAATAAATATTTGCTATTTTTTATACAATACAAAGCAATACCAAACATGCAAAAGAGTAAGTTTGAAGAGCTTCGCAAGAGAATCAGAGTTTATCTACCTCAAAGTAATCAATACGTAACAGTAAAAGAACCACTAGCAAAACAAAGAATAAATATTATGAACAATCTTTTAGCATTGCAAACAGCTGGTAATGTAGATAAGGAAGAAAAAAGTCTAGAGAGAATAAAGTTCCTGTATAAAATCATAGATAATTATGTTGAGAATTGTGTAGAAGAGTATGATCAAGTTAGTCAAAAAATCACACTAGAAGAAAAACATTATCTCATACTACCGATAATTGAGTTGCTAGCAACATTAACTGTTATTGAAGTGAAGGAATATTGTTCCAAATGCAACAGTGAAAATAATTTTGTGCTCACATATGATTTGAATTTATTCAACGATCCCAATATTGACATACTTGAACATATAAAAAACCTAAGAGAGCAATTTGAGATAGAGAAACCTATCTATCCACTGATTTTTGAATTACCAGAAAAGAGTCTTGAACCAACAGATATAAATATAAATGTGGAAAATCTAGATATTAGAATAAGAGTTGGTTTCCCATTGGCTTGTATAAATATTGAGGATGTAATAAATGCTCCCTTTACAAATTTTGAGTATGTTCACAGTCTATATATATTTGAAACTGGACCTCAGGAGAAAATTAAACTAATGTATAATGCTACAAGTGGAAACGTATCTGTATTAAGAGATTTACCTGAAAGTCTAGTCAAAATCATAACAAGAAAACTCAACAAAGCTATTGAACCTTATCGTCAGGAAAGAATTAATTTAAAGTATATGTTTACGTGTCAGGAATGTGGAAATCAAAATGAGATTACATTTGAACCTATACAACATTTTTTCAACATCTTCATACAGTAAAATTAAGTCCAATAACATTTTTGAGCAATGCTCTGGTTTTGGAAATTAAAGATTTAGATATTTTTAATTTACCCGCTAGTTTTATGATTATATTTCATGTTCAAGCAACTAAAATTATAGAGAAACAAAAAGAATTAGAACATAAATTATCTAGTCAATCTAAACAAAAAATTAATCATCCTTTTGTATTCTAAAATTTTTTGTCTAGATATTATATAAAGCAACTAACAGCAACTAAGAATATGCAGATATTGCGAGAACAAATACAGAAAAACATACGAAAATATTGGAATTTTGACAAAAAAATATTTATTGTAAATGGAAATTATATTACAAAAGAGTTATCTGATATAGAAGTAAAATTTGTTAATGAATTATATCTGTTAGTCTTTGAAGCAAACAATAAAGATAGTTGTTTAATAACAGGTGTTGCTGATACACGAATTACAATACATGTTCCACATGGTATAGCTTCACTAACATTTGAACAACTACATCATAACCTACTTAACAACAAAAATTTCTGGGCTAAAATTAATCTCTATCAAAGTATTGGTATGCTCACTTTATCTCAGGTATTGAAGATAGAGAAAAGAAATCCGATCCCAGTTTACAATTGGTCAAATGCTCCCATTGTTTTGGAAAACAGAGCTATCATTAAAGGTTTTACACGTAACGAACCTTTGCTAGTTACAGCAAACGGAAAATCAGCTAAAGATCAACTTGATAAAGAGTACAAGACTATAAGTTTAACCTGTATGCTTGATGTCTCCATCCTCTACAAAAGTGGAGATGAATTGCGAAAAGATTGACGGGTATTTATCTTCAGGGTAGAATAGCAACTAAATATGTAGGACACAAAAATAATCAAAAAAGCCTATAAATACCACTTAGATTAGTTTTTTGCTACAATATACCTAAATTTATTAGCATGACAACCAAAGTTAATAAACAGCGTATTTATCAAATTTTCAAGACATTGCAAGGAGAAGGAGCATATATAGGATTACCTGTATTGTTAATCAGATTTGCTAGTTGTAATCTAAGATGTAAATTCTGTGATAGCTATGAGAATTGGTCAAATCCAGGTAAAGATTTTAGTCCTGAGGAACTGATAAACTACATATTAACAAACCATATAGTTGATTCTGTTCAGAATGTTAGTTATGAGCTAAATGATTATTTGCTTATGTTTACTGGTGGAGAACCTTTAATGACAGAAGATAGACAAGCATTTATAATTGAAGTATCAAAACTATGGAATGAATATAGTGGAAAAGATTTTGTCATAATAGAAACAAATGGAACAAACCCTATAATAGATGACTTTGTTTATTGTAATAACATAAAATTTCATTTTAGCATATCACCAAAAGAAATGAGATATCAACATAAATATGTAGATACGTATCCAAAACTCGTAGATCAGTTAAACAATATGAATGTAAACAACATAAGCTTTTCTCTTAAATTTGTTTATGAAAGTTTACAAACCCAGGAATTTATATTGACATTGGCAGAAAAAGTAAGAAATAAAGCTGTTGGCATATTTGTTATGCCAGAAGGAGCAACGAGAGAAAAACAATTAAACAATAGTTATGAGACACTATTATTCTGCACAAAACATAATTTGATATTCAGTCCAAGACTACATATTTTACAGGATTTTAAGGAGAAAGAATTCATAGGATAAAATTTTTTGTTTATTGTAAGCACAAAAATTTGATATGCCTGTAGCAATTGTTCAACAGGATATAAGAACACTAGATCAATTAATGAATAATGAAGATTATTTATTTGTCTTTGATGACATTTATAAATACACACCTGATAGAATAAAGTATCTCTTTCCAGGTTTTGCTATTACAGGTCGTTTTGACTTCATAGGACCATTGAAGGGATTTCTACCTGCAATTGTGGTATCTTCTCCAAATGATATTGTTGTTACAATACAACCTGGGCTAGCTCAATGTGAAAGTTTTGGACTAATAATACCTAAACCAAAAGCAATTACAATAACACAAAGTGAGATAGATAGTTACAAAACAGTAAACAATATAACAACAAATCTATTTACAACTTATCTCTGTGTACAAACAAATATAATAGGATGTAATGATGGTATCAAATCAACAAACATGGAATGGGTTCTATCTACTAGATCTGAAAGTAAAAGATTTGACTTAAGTACTACTCCAAATTGTAGAATACCTATACTAGCACTAGATATAGACACTTCTACAACTATATATAATGCATCTGTTAATATTCCACTGACAGCTGATTTGTATCCATAATTTTTTGCAAAAAAATAATTAGGGATAAGGAAATTCTTCAGTTGTAAAAGTTTCGTTTGCTTCAGTATTATTTGTATTAAGGTTTATGTTTTCTTTTGTTAACATCTCATAAAACTTTTCTCCGAGTATTTGCTTTATGAGATTATCAAAATTAACATTCTTTTGCAATTGTATAGACTGCATTGTAGATAGAGATGAAAATATCTCAGACAGTGTGTTAAATATCAGATTTACAGGTTTCGTTAATTCAATTTTAAGTAGTTCTGCATACATATAGTAAAGATCTTTATCTAGCAAATACATGTAATACAACATAAGTTTTGTTAGTGCTTGATTAATTGGTTCTTGTAACATTATTATTTTCTCTAGAAAGTAGCTAGACACTATTCCTAATAGAGCCGTTTCTGTTTCTTGTATTAGATGTGAAGCTGGTAAGCCAGCTACCTTACCTATAATACTTTGTAGCATATCGGATAAAGATTGTAAGTTTGGATTATATTCTCCTATAGGTGTAAAACCTTCAATGTTAAAATATTTTTGTCCATTCTTTGTTGGTATGATAAGTATGTTGTATGGTGTTAAGAATTTGGGAAATGTCTGAGCTGGTATAATATCATTAACTGGAATTAATTCGCTTTTAAACATTGTGAGTGCTTGCTGCAGATAATGTGATACATGAGCATTAGATAGATTAGAAACTTCCACAGTAACATTTAATACCTTTCTTTCGTTGACAATGTCTGTAGCTATCTTCTGTATCAACAAATTATACAAGTTACTCAGACTAATAATGTCTTTTATTAAACCTTCATCATAAGGTTTAGGAAAACTAAACTCAACAATCTTATTTACAGGAACTAAAAAGATGTTCTCACTAAAATGATCTGCTAAATCTTGTTTAATTTTCTTTAGCATTTCTTCATTGCCTTCAAATATAGCATTCGCAAGAGCATTTGTTATATTCCTTAGTAATTGCTCTCTTTCTGGATTATTTTGTTCTCTGTTAATAGGTGTATGCAAATCTTGAGTAAATGGATTACCCACAACAAGATAAGCAATTGTTAATTTACCTAAAGTAAGAGCTTTAACTCTTGTTTTGTTAACAATATGTGCTTTATATAGCATTGTGTGTCTGTGAAACTTATTATTGCTTATTGTGACTTTAATGTTTTCGTTTTTTTTGTTACTATTCTGTAGATTTCGCAATTGCATGAAAGCAAAATCATAATCTTGTGTATTCTCTATATAAACATAACTTTCTTTGTTTACATTTAGTAGTTTCTCAATGTTACTGTAGTTAACTAGCCAAACATAACACTTTCCATCTACTATAAGTGTAGATAGTACTTCATAGATTATATTGTTTAAGTCTAGTGATTTTGCTAAGTTAAATACTATATCTTTGTCTATTTCCATATCAAGAGTTATGATATATCTATCGCCATTATATAGTTGAGGTGCTAAATTGGTCATATATATTTCAAATATTCTTTGCAATATAGGATTTCCATATAGTGTTTCAATTGTTATGCTTGTTTGATTTGTGCTTCTTAATATATTGCTCAAATCAGATTTCAGAGTAGGAGCTATTTCTTCTAAAACTCTTAACAATCTTTCTGATATACCAGCATCTTGTTGTTCTAACTTATTTTGAACTAAACCTTTAAGCAATCTTTCAACATTGGATAGCTTTTCAAAATCCTTATTGCTAGGTTGCATTTTTACAGCAGCTTGAAGTAAGGAAAATATGTTATAGCACACATAATTGATGAATTTTATAGATGGATTAAAAAACTACATACAAAACAAAGATTTGTTGTTACAATATATTAAGCAGCATCCTATTGAGACTATAGAGAATTTGTTTTTAATGCCTGCTCCAACAGATGATAACAAAAAAGTTCGTATAACATTAAACGTTCCTCAAAAATTGTTAATAACTAATGCACTACAATCTAATGATATATATGCACTAGGTTCAACTCAGATAGCTGGCAAAACTACAGCTGCTGCTTTACTAACAGCATATGTTTTAATTGCATATCCAGGAATACAAGTCTACTACCTATCGTTAAAAGATGAATTGGCTATGGACTTCCAGAACAGAGTCTTGCGTATCATCGATAATATGTTTCCCGCTATAAAGGTTGAGTACAAAAGACAACCATTTCAAAACAAAGTTATATTATTTGAGAATAATTCAGTTTTCAGAGTTAGTGGTATCAATAAACACTACAAAGATCCAAGCTATCTATTCAAACAATTAACTGTTCAAATATTGATTATAGATGAGTTTGCTAACATTAAGAGTAATTGGAGAATGTTGGAATTAGCAACAACAAGATTGGCTGCTACACGTAGTATGATGCGCAATATATTTCCAACATCATTAATATTATTGTCTAACGCTGCTGCTTTGATTAATGATGAAGCTAGATTTGCATTCAAATTATGGTATGATAGCACACAAGGTCTAACAGCATATACTCCTATACTATTCTACTACAGAGACTTACTAGATGACGAACAAGCTAACAAACACATTGAAGAGGAATATAAGAGAACAAGAAACCTCAGGCAGATTTTAATAAACTATGAATGTATGTTCTTACCTGATAGCGATAGTTTCATTGATGATGATGAGGTTTTGAACAAATTAGTTAGGATTAACAATAATGTTAAACAAAAAACATACTTTTTGAAAGATGATTTTGGAGAAGTTATAACTGCTTTAAATGTGTATAGTGATATAGAGTTGTATATGCTTCAAAAAACAATTTACATTGGAGTTGACATAGCTACTGCTTATGGTAAGGATAGCTATGCTATTGTTGGTGTTGATCCACAGAATGGTGATTTAGTATTTGAATGGCAAGCTAGCAACATAGACGTAACATTTGTTTTGAGAATATTGTCAGAAATAGCTAAACAGTTTCGTAACTGTAAATTGGTTATAGAGAGGAATCTAGGCTCACATATTATTGAGATTTTGCAGCAAACATACGCAGAGAAAATTTATGTGGATAATCTAAATGATCAAAAACCGGGTGTCTACACTACACAAAAAAGTAAAGAGAAAATGTTCTCTATTTTATATGATGTTGTTAATCAAAATCCAGATGCAATCAAAAGCAAAAACCTAGCCATACAAATACTATCACTTAAAAAGAGAAAAGGAAAAATTGTATCTGAACTTGAACATGATGACTTATTAATGGCTTACTGTATTGCTTTGTATGCAATAAAGAATGATAGTATGCTAGAAAATATTAATCAGGATAGTGAACAAACAACAGTAAATGAAGTAGCAGCATTCAGTCAATTATTGATCTATCAAAAGGCTGCTCAGAATGTTCATCAAACAGAAGAACAATTATTAGAGGATTTAGCTAAAATAGCAGGAACAATAAACGATAAAGACATATTGTTAACATTAAGCCAGTTGAAAATATAAACGTTTTTATTTTTTGAGCTTTTTTATTAGCGTAAAAGATCAAATGAGTCAACTATTTTCAATGGGTAGTGATCAACGTATTGTTAAAGCTGCAAGAGTATCATTTGCTAAAGATTTATCATCTGTTATTGATGTTGAAAGAGATAAAAAATTGATAAAATATTTGCTTGATAATAAGCACGCTTCTCCTTTTGAACATGTTATATTTGCATTCAAAGCAAATAAAAAAGAGTATATAAATCTCATATCAAAAATATCTTATCCTGTTGTTAACATCTATTATGATGGAGGTTATATATGGCTTAATGCTCGCACACTAATTAATTTTATTGATCAATTGCCTTATAAGTTAGTTGAATACGCCCAGCAAATAATACCGACTACGATGAGCTTTGTTTTAAACAAAAGTGATATAAATAATTACACAATAGATAAAGATCAAAACAATCAAATCATAACAACAAGTAGTGGTTGGATAAAATTATTGGACAAACTAGAACTTGGAACATGCTTAGATCACTATACATTTATTGTAGAATGCCCATTGTTTGTTGCAAGACAATGGTTCAGACACAGATTTGGTTCTTTTAATGAAGTCAGCAGAAGATATACAGATGTTGATTTGGATTTCTATATTCCAGAAAAGTTGAGACTGCAATCAAAAAACAACAAGCAAGCTTCAGATGATAATTATCTAGACAATGAACAAAATACTTTGCTAGTTAGCTTATTGCAAATAAGTGTTAAAACTATGAAAGTTATTTACAATTTATTAAGAGAATTAGATGTTGCTAAAGAGATAGCTCGTGGTGTTTTACCACAATTTATGAAAACAAGATTTTACTGGACAGCTCCAAGAATATCTATAGACAATTTTATAAAGTTACGTAAACATAAACACGCTCAATTTGAGATAAGAGAATTTGCTGAAGCTATCGAACAAATGATTGGATATAAAGAATGCTATAATTTAAAGCTTTAACTTTTTTTGTTCTTACTGAACGCTTTGAGCAAAACTAAGAATGAGAGTTATAAAACGAACTGGTTATATAGAATCATTATCAATTAATAAAATCAGATCTATTGTCAATTTTGCTTGCAATGGGCTTAGAGTTGACCCTCTTGAGCTCGAGATGGACGCACAGATACAGTTCAGAGATGGCATCACCACCAAGGAAATTCAGCAATTGCTTATCAGAACTGCCGCGGAAAAGGTATCTCCACAAAATCCAGATTGGCAGTATGTGGCAGCAAGACTTCTTCTTTACGATCTTTATAAGGATGTGGGACATATAAGAGGTTATAAGGTAAAAGACAAGATAAATGGTAAATACAAGCCTTACAATCCAGAAAGCTTTTACACTCTTGTGAAGACCTACACAGACAGAGGTATATACGGTGAGTATTTGCTAAGGGAATACTCCAAAGAAGAGTTTGATACTCTTGCCAGCTACATAAATCCAGACAGAGACCTTCTTTTCAACTATACGGGTATAAAAGTACTCTACGATAGGTATTTAGTAAGGGATGAGAATGGAAATGTTATAGAGCTTCCACAAGAGATGTATATGCTTATTGCTATGACTTTGGCTATTCCTGAAAAGAAGGAGGAAAGGCTAAAATATGCAAAACTCTTTTATGACCTTATGTCAAACCATGAAATCTCTCTGGCAACTCCTACACTTATGAATGCAAGAAGACAACATAGTCAACTTTCTTCTTGTTTTGTTTTAACAGTAGATGATGACCTTTATGATATCTTTGACAACGTGCAAAAGGCAGGACAAATATCCAAGTTTGCAGGAGGTCTTGGTATATACCTTGGCAAAATTAGAGCTACAGGTTCTCCTATAAGGAAGTTCAAAGGAGCAAGCTCTGGTGTTTTACCTGTGGTTAAAATTCTCAACGATGTGATGGTGTATGTGGACCAGCTTGGCATGAGGAAAGGCTCCGCATCCATAACTCTTGACATATGGCATAAGGATGTGTTGGACTTTCTGGAGGTCAAAACCAATGTAGGAGATGAGAGAAAGAAGGCTCACGACATACATCCTGCCATATCCATACCAGACCTGTTTATGAAAAGACTGAAAAACAGACAAAAGTGGACGCTCTTTGATCCCTATTACTGCAAGAATGTAAAAGACGGCAAAAACCTGGAGGACTTCTACGGTCAAGAGTTTGAAGAGCTTTATGAAAGGCTTGAGAGAGAACTTCCGCCAAACACCAAAAAAGAAGTGGATGCCTTTGAGCTATGGAAGAGACTCTTGACAGTGATATTTGAAACAGGAGAGCCTTACATCTTCTTCAGAGACACTACCAACAGACTAAATCCTAACAAGCATTGCGGTATGATCTACTCGTCCAATCTTTGCCACGAGATAGTGCAAAATATGTCCGTGACCACACACATAGAAGAACACCTTGACCCAGAGACAGGCATAATCACCCATAAGAAGAAGTCAGGAGATGTGGTTGTATGCAACCTTGGCTCTATCAACCTTGGCAAAGTCTACACAAAAGAAGACCTTGAGAGAGTGGTGCCAATATTGGTCAGGATGCTTGACAATGTTATATCTATCAACTACTATGCCATAAAGGAAGCGGAATATACCAACAAACGCTACAGAGCCATAGGCATAGGAGTAAGCAACTACCACTACTGCCTTGTGAAAAACGGAATTCCTTGGGAGTCAGACCAGCACCTGAGGTTCGCCAGCAGCCTCTTTGAAAGGATAGCTTATTATGCCATAAAGGGTTCAATGGAACTTGCCAAGGAAAGAGGCAAATATCCGCTTTTTGATGGGTCCGACTGGAGTAAGGGCATATTCTTTGGAAGGACGCCAGAAGAAAACCAAAGGCTTTCTCAGGAAAACGGAAACAACTTTGATTGGATAAGATTGGCAGAGGAGGTTAAAATGAATGGAATGAGAAATGCATATCTGCTTGCCCTCATGCCTACTGGTTCTACTTCCTTGATAGTAGGTGCCACTCCTTCCATAGACCCGATCTTTGCCAAGTTCTACAAAGAGGAAAACATGTCGGGCATTTTGCCTCAAGTTCCGCCCGAGGTGGATAAATACTACTGGCACTACAAATCCGCCTATAACATAGACCAAGAGTGGATCATCCGTGCTGCGGCGGAGCGTCAAAAGTGGATAGACCAAGCCCAAAGCTTGAACCTGTTTATTGACCCTGAAAGGATAGACGGTCCTACCCTCTCAAGGCTTTACACCTTGGCTTGGGAACTTGGGCTAAAGACTGTGTATTATTGTAGGAGTAAGTCCATAACAGACATAGAGGAATGCGAAAGCTGTGCAACATAA